CTATGGCGCCGCCTCGTCGAAGAGGTGAGGGAGGGCGAGCAACCGCGCGTTTGCTACGGCCATCACCTGGGCCAGGCAGCACGGGTCAAGGAAGTCCGTGCGGAGATGCCGAGCGGTACGGCGGCGCTGCTCCCAGATGTACCTGCGCCGCCCGTCCCACGAGAGGCCGTGGACTGCGGCGGCCAGCCGGGCCGCGATCTCCTCGCCCCGCTCGACCAGCTCGGCCGGGACGCTGTCCGGGGAGGCCGCAGCAACGTCGTACGCCACCAGCACAGGCTTGAGTTGGTCCAGGTCTGCCGGCCAGACGTCCCGTTTCCCGGTCCACATCAGGTAAGAGCGTCGCCCCTTGCGCGGTGCCTGGGCCGCGTACGCGCGCGTGCCCCACACGTTGCACTGGGGGTCCTCGCGCCAGATGGCGGTGTACTCCGCCGCGAACGCCTCCGCCCGGGTGTCGTACCACTCGTCGGTGCGCCCCGTAGCGCGTGGCCACCAGGGCCTGGGTCGGTGCTGCTTGCAGCGCTCCTCCGGGTCGTACGACGACCCGACGTAGAGCAGGGCCCCGTCCCCCGCCCACAGCCGGTAGACGGCGGCGGGCCGGTCATCGATGGGTGCATTCGCTACGCTCACCGCAGCGCCTTTCTGTGATCTCGCGCGCAACGGCCGGGCGGTCTCGACCACCGTCCGGCCGGCTCAATTCCCGGGCTGCTCCTCGGCGGCCCGTTTGTTCTTCTTCCGTTGTGCACCGCTCAGGCCCTTGCTGATCTGCTGGGCCCGCTCGGGCGTGACGTCCCCGATGATTTCCGCGATCTCCGGCCACGTCTTGTTGTGCTGGTTGCGCAGCGCATTGACGCGCAGCTCGCGGAGCTGCCGTAGTTCCGACCCGAGGTCGGGCCACTGTCGCAGCACCTCGGAGACAGCGGCCGTACATGCGGCGTCGTCATCCATCGCCGCAAACGCCGCAAGGGCTTCCCGCAGCCTCGTCACCTCCTCTGGTACCTCCTTCGCCTGATCGGCCACGACCCCGCTCCCTTCCTGATGTGCGGGCGTGACCTCGCGACACGAACCCTAGGGCTTGCTCCTCTTGCGGTACAAGCCCTAGGGTTTGTGTCGCGAGGCCGCCTCCACTGGTCTCGCGCCTACAAGTCGGCCCCCGGTCGGGGCCTAGGAAACGCCGACCGGGGGCCACGTCAGATGGAGCTGACGCATGGCACAGATTACTGATCGACCCCTGGGCTTGGCCCGGGACGTCACCGGTGAACACCGGTTCAAGGCCGCAGAGATGCTGGCCGGGGTCGCCCGGAAGCTGGTGTTCGAGGACCCCGAGGGCCTGGTGGACTCCCTGAAGTTCACGGTCCTGGTCGGGGTGCGGTCGTACGACCTGGCTGGCCGCAGCTGTCACGGCGGTGGACAGAACGTGTCCCGTATGGCGCTGCGGGCGGTGGCCGAGCGTACGGGCCTGGAGCGGGGCGAGGTCCCGGCCGTGACGCGTGAGGAGTTCGCGGTCACGGTGGCCGAGGCGGCCCGGGCCCTGGGCTTCGACTGGCGCGGCGTGCAGCTGGGTTGGGAGGAGGACCGGGAGGAGCGCGCGATCCCGCGCCTCCCGGTGCCCGGCCCGCGCCGCAGCGATGAGTCCGGCCGCGTCCCGGCCCCTCGCCCGGAGCAGGCGGTGACGGTCCGATGAGCGAGCCGATTGCGGTCAACGAGCCCCTGACTGTGGGCGAGGTGGTACGCCGCAAGACGATCGAGATGGCGGACCTGCTGCGCGAGTTCCTGGCGGGGTCCCCGGCCCTGCTGGAGGAGGCGCAGCGCCTCGCGAACGAGCAGACGCAGGGAGAGCCCGACGGGGTGTTCGCCGGTGTGCTCGGCAAGCTGCCGCAGCCGTTGGACGGGGAGACCGCCCGCGCTTACGGCACTCGCCTCCTGGTGGGGGTGAAGCGGTGAGCGCCGAGACCGAGCAGGAGCGGGCCCGCCAGGCGTACGCCCAGGGCTCCGAGCAGCGCGAGAGCGGCGACGTCCAGCGCGGCCAGGACGACGCGCGCATTGACGGCAGCAACACGTCCGGCAGTAACCCGGGGGGTGCCCGGTGACGTGCTGCGGCCAGCCCATGAAGCAGGACAACGGTCAGTGGGTGTGCACCGGCGGGTGCGGCGCCTGGTTCGACGCCGGGGTGGCCCCGGCCCCGGCTGGAGGTGGCCGCTGATGGGCCTCCGTGACTTGCTCCTGAGCGTCACCCCCGGCCAGGGCCCGGCTGCCGCGGCTGTCCAGCGGGAGAAGAAGGAGACCCGCCGGGCGAAGCAGCAGGCCCGGGAGCAGCAGGCCAGCCGGGACCGGGCCCACCGCCACAAGCGGGACACCGAGCAGCCCAAGCCTGGAGTGAATCCCTGACCGACCTGGGCCGCTGTCCCAATTCCCCCCGGGGCGGCGGCCCGGGTCTCCCTCTTATGACCCACGAGCCCGAAGGGCAGCACCATGACCGAGACACCCGAGACGCCGCAGCATTGGCAGCCGGGTACGCGCCGCAAGAAGGTCAAGATCCAGCGGGCGGAGACCACCGTCATCGACGGCAGGCCGTCCACGCGGATGGTGCCTGACGAGGTGTGGGTCACCCTCCCGCCGCGCGACTGGGACGAGATCATTCGGCGCGGTGTCACCACCGTGGCGGTCGTCGTCACAGTCCTGGCTGCGGCCGGGACCACGGCGAGCGTCGGCGGCCTGCTGTCGAACATGCTGCACCCGGGCGTCGCGTACGCCGTGGGCGTGGTGTTCACGTCCTCCTGGTTGGCCTGCCTCGGCGTTGAGCACATCGAGCGAGTGGACGCCGGCCGCGCCCAGCGGGCCCGGATCGGCGGGTGGGCGGCCCTGATCATCAGCATGGGCGCCGTCATCACGTACGGCCACACCCTGGACCTGCTGCCCGCCGGTGTCGTCGGCTCCTGCCTGGACCTGCTGGCCAAGGGCCTGTGGTTCCTGGTCATGGGACTGGACACGGTGAATCTGGACCCCGGCGTCGCCCACTGGGTCGCCGAGGAGGAGCAGCACATGGCCGGCCGGTTCCTGCTCGGGACCCGCCTGGCCCGCCTCAACCGGCGCGCCGTCCAGATGCGGGCAGGGGGCCCGGAGTTCCAGGCGGCGGAGGCGATCCTGGCCCAGGCCAGCGGCCACCAGGCGCAGCAGCTCCCGGCCGCGGACACGTCCGGACAGGCCGCGCCCGTGTCCGCTCCGGTGTCCGGACAGCCGCAGGCCCCGGCCCAGGCGCCGGTGTCCGGACACGTCCCGGACCCGTCCCCGACCACGCCGAGCGCGCCCGCGCCGTCGACGTCGCCCCCGGCAGCCCCTGTGCCGCCGCCTGCCGTCCCGACGCCGCCCGTACCGCCGGTCGCCCCGGCAAGCACCGGCGCGTCCGGCAGCAGCCAGCAGGGCCAGGGCGGCGGCCCCGGCCTGCGCCCCGTGGGCCCGCCCAGCAAGGCCCAGACCATCCGCGACGTCCTGGTCGCAGACCCCAAGATCAGCGACGCCGACCTGATCGAGCACGTCAAGGCCGTCCACGGCGACGGCGGCGACGCGGCCAAGTTCGCGGACACCGTGACCCGTACGCGGCGGCGCATCGAGAACCCGCCCGCGCCCCGCACCAAGAAGACCCGGAGCGCCTGATGACCACGCCCCAGTGGCTCGCCCTCGAAGCTTTCGCCGGCCTGGTGATGTTCTTCCGCTGCCGCAACGACCTGTGGCGCCTGGGCGGCCTGCTCATGACCGGCGTTGCTCTGCTGTACCTGCTCTCAGGGGTGGAGTAGTGCGCTACGCCGTCCTGCTGCTGGTCGCCGCAGGCGGCGCCTACTGCTGGCTGCGCTACCGCGGCCCGGGGCGCACCTCGAGCGCCCACCGCCCCCGCCCGGGCGGCCGGCCGATCGAGGGCGCGGGCGCCTCCGCGGATGCCCACGCCCGGGAGCTGCGTACCCCGCTGGTGCGCCTGGCCACCGCGGCAGGGATCACCACCCGCGCGGAGGCCCACGCCCGGAACTTTGCGACCGGAGCCGAGGGGGAGCGGTACGTAGCCCAGCTCCTGGAGCCCTTGACCCGGGAGGGGTGGGTGTTCCTCGCCGACTGCGCCCTGCCGCACGGTGAGGCACAGGTGGACCTGCTGGGCTTCGGCCCGCGCGGCCTGGTCGTGAACGTGGACCCGAAGAAGTGGGACCGCCGTTTCCGCCTGAGCGTGCGTGGCAACCGCCTGCTGCACGGCACCAAGGACGTGTCCGGGCGCATGCGCGGCCTGGCCTACGAGACGCGCACCGTCGCCGCCCTGCTGTCCGTGCCGGTCGTGCCGGTCGCCGCCATGGTCGGCCCGATGCTGCGCGGCACGATCCTGCGCTTCCGCGGCATCCGCCTCGTCCCGGCCGAGGACGTCCCCGAGTTGCTGCGCGCCCTGGACCGCACGCACCTGACCACCATCCCCTCCGGCCGTCTCGCCGACACCGCCCAGCGGCTGCTGCCGCCCAAGATCACCAAGAGGTAACCCCGTGCTGAGCTACTGGGACGTTCTGGCCGTCGCTCTCCTCGGCCCCCTGTTCTTCGTGAACCCCATGCGCTTTCGAAACCTCTACCGGGCCCTGGCCGCCTATGCCCTGTGCGGCGTGGCCATCGGCGCTGCGTACGTGCTGGTGACCCGCCCCGCTGGCGACTGGATCGCGGGGGTGCTCGGATGACCGCCGGACCCGACGAGCGCACCCTGCACGTCATCCCGGGCGGAGGCCCCGAGAGCGAGCAGGATGCGGAGGACCGCATCCGCGGGGAGCTGCGCCGCCTCGGCGTCGGCCCGGGCGGCCCGGCCTCCTCGCCGCCGCCCATGCCCGCGCACCCTCCGGTCGTACCTCCGCAGCAGGCCGCCGCCGACGTCGACCAGGAGCCGGGGGATCAGGCGGACTACGGGGGGTTCGCGGACTGGTTGCGCGCCAAGCGAGCCGCCCGCCAGGAGTCGCACAACCCGGAGCCGGACGACGCCGACGAGGCCGAGGGCGCCACCCCGGCCCGGGCGGACAACGACCGGCTGCCGCCGTGGTGGGACCACCGCAAGCCGGACCTGGACGACCAGACCGTCGACGACGAGGAGCCGGGGGAGGAGCCCGAGGAGAGGCCCAAGGCCAAGGCCCGCGGCCCCCAACCGGCCCGCCGCCGCGTGTCCAAGACCTCCCGGCGCCCGCCCGCCGACGACGAGCAGGGCGACGACGAGCAGGGCGACGACGAGGAGGAGGACGAGGAGGAGGCGGGGGAGCAGGTCCCGGACGGGCCACGCTGGTCCCGGCCCTCCCTCGCCCGGCCGCCCGGCCTGCCGCCCAAGCGCCAGAACCTCATTACCTGGTGGCGCCAGGACGTCGAGGACTACCAGAAGTGGCTGCTGTACCACGGCACCGGCCTGGGCGCGGGCGTGTACTTCGGCGTCTTCACCTACGGCACCCGCGGGGCGGAGTTCGTCACCCAGCAGGGACTGGGCGACCTGGAAGCGGACTTCACCGTGGGCCTGCTCGGCCTGGTCCTGATGGTGGACTACCGCGTCCGCAACCTCTTCCCGCCGCTCGCCTGGCTGGTCCGCGCCGTCTCCACCTCCCTGGTCCTTGGCGCCGCCTGGAACGGCACCCCCCTCGCCGACCTCACGAACTGAACGGAGCCACCTCATGGACGCAATCGACCTTGGAATCGGCGGCGTCGCGACCGTCCTGGTCATCGTGCTGTGGTTCGGCACCAAGGGCGGCGGCAAGCTCGGCACCCTCTCCTGGGGGTGGACCCTGTTCCTCGCCATGGTCGCCGGCTGCGCCTTCAAGGCCGCCGGACAGCCGTGGTCCTGGTTCACCGACCTCGTCAACGGCGGCCTGGGCATGCTCGGCGACGCTGCGCCCGGCATCACCGCCGCCGGTATGGCCGTCATCCTCATCGCCATCGCCTGCTTCGTGAAGCTGACCCTGCGCAAGGTCGCCCTGGTGGGCGTGGCGTTCTTCTGCGTGGCCGCCGGCGCGGGCGGCCCCTTCGAGTGGTTCGCCGGCCGTATCGAGGTCGTCGCCATGCACTGGGCGTGACGCCGATGACCGCCGCCCTGCACCTGGTCCCCGACCCCGACGAGCCCACCCCGCCGCCCGATACGGCAGGGGAGCAGCACCCCACCCCGGAGGCGGCCCCGGCCGCCGCCGAGGAGCAGGGGGAGGAGCTGCCCGGCGACGCCGAGCCGGGGGAGGAGGACACCCCGGACGACGACCAGGCCGACCTGGACGACGAGGAACCCGCCCCCGGGCGGGCCCTCGCCATGCCCGACCTGCGCCCCTACGTTGACCCCTCCTGGATCCCGGCCGTCATCAACGCCGGCGCCGAGGGCACCCGCTGCTGGCGCCAGCGCGCCCCGGAGCGCAAGGCCGCCCGCCGCGCGGACAGGAAGAAGCGGGAGGCGGCCGGGGAGCTGTTCGGCCGGCGCAGGGCGTGGCAGATGGCCGCGGACTACCTGAACGGAACCCGCCTGCTGCTGGGCCACCTGGCCGCCTGGCTGTCGGGGGAGTACGGCCCCAAAGACATGAAGGTGCCCGCCCGCCTGGTCGCGGTCGGCGTCGCCGGGTACTGCGCCGTGCGCACCGTCATGGCCTGGCCCGTGTGGGGCACGGTCGGGTTGACGGTGGTGTACTGCGCCGCCGCCCTCGGCGCCCTCCACCGGCAGCGCGCCGAGCAGGCCCCGAAACAGCCCAGCGGCAAGACCGCCAAGACGGCCAAGGTGCCCGGACCACCCCCCGCCCGGGCCGCCGTCCAGGCCCCCGCCGAGGGCCCCGTCGAGGACGCCGACGACTCCCTCGCCGAGGCCGCCGAGGAGGCTCCTGCAGAGCCTCCGCTGACCGCCCTCATCCGGGCCGAGATCGGGACCGAAAACGGGGTCCACCTCGCCGACCTACGGCCCGCCATGCGGGCCACCTTCCCCCACCTCTCCGAGGCCACGGACGAGGAGCTGCGGGAGGTGCTCGAACAGGCCGGATGGGACCCCTCCAAGAAGTTCCGCGCGAGGGGCCGCGCTGGGCGCCAGGGAGTGCACCGAAACCAGCTCCCGCCACTGCCCTCCCCCGGGGGCGGCCCTGGCCACTCCCCGGACCACTCTCCGCAGGGCGGAGACCGGCCCCGACCTGCGGACTCTTCGGAAGCGGAGAGCAGCGGAGACCAGGCGGAGAGCGGTGGAGACGGGGGGGTGGACATCATTCCGGACCCCGACCGGGGCCCCAGCGCCTGGCGGGTGGTCCCCCGCCGGTAGCCTCGCCCGCCCGTTCGGCACACCCTGCGCCCGATTCGAACTGACCGAATCGGGCGCAGGGCTCTTGTCACGGATCGAGGCACAACGGTTACGCACAGCCCCCGTGATCGGTCACCATGGGGCAGACAGGCTTACGCGGAGGAGGGCAGCAGGAATGGTCAGGCGGTACCGGTGCGACGACTGCGCGGGCACGTCGGGCCTGTGCTTCACGGACGGCATGCTGTGGCGCGAGACCCAGCGCCACCGACTGCTGGAGCACGCCGGCCTCCGGCCGGACGGCGAGCGCGTCATCGTCGTGCCGGTCGCCCGGCTGGTGGACATCCCGCGCGGCCAGGCCATCGCCACGGTGGTCCTGTTCACCGTCCTGATCGCCTGGGCGCTCCTGCGCTGACCGCGCCCGCTCCCCCGCCCACAGCAAAGGGCCCGCGCTCCCCGTGGAGTGCGGGCCCTTTCTGCCGCCTACGGCGCGGGCGCTACGAGGCGCCGGCGGCTGCCTTCTTCCTGGCCTCCCGGCCCCACCGCATGATCGTGTTGCGGTCGAACTCGGAGGCGTCCGCCAGGGTCTGGGCGCTGGCGTGGTTGTCCAGGTAGTGCTGGGTGGCGGCGGCCTGGAGGGCAATGTGCGTCTTGCTCTCGCGCTCCTCGGCCTTGGTGAAGTCGGTGGTGAGCCGGTCCAGCTCCGCCAGGGCGGCGGCCACCACTTCCGGGTCGTAGACAGGCACCTCGGCCGGCTGGCCCTTGACGCGTAGCGGCTTGACGCCGGCGTTGCGCGCGATCACGCCGACGTGGTTGCGGTCGTAGGGGGTGTGGTCGGAGACCTCCCCGGGTGGGGCGTTGCGCTCCCGCAGGTGGCGCACGATCGCCTCTTGCAGGGCGTCCCGGGCGGCGGTGACGGCGTCCTTATCGGCGCTCAGCTTGGCGCGCTGGCGCTTGAGCTCGCGGACAGCACGAGCCTCGGTGGTGGGGTCGTAGGTCGGCATGCCCAGCACTATGCCATATCGGGTTGCAATGTGGAAGCGCAGCAGTGCGCCATGCGAGGCAACTTGACATTGCAATGCCGAGTTGCAAGTATGTGGGTGTCAGGACGGGCGAGGGGCCCGGCCGGAACGGAAGGACACGCCATGAACACCACCACCACCACCGCCCCGGCCCAGGTCGGCAAGGGCCGCACCGTCCACCAGGTCCCCACCAGCGAGATGGTGACCCTGTGCGGCAGCACCGCCACCAGCGTCCTGACCGCCGCCGAGGCCCAGAAGGGCAAGGCGTGCGCCAAGTGCACCAAGATCGCCGCCCTGCGGACCGCCGCGGCCGGCACCGAGGCCCCGGCCGCCGAGGAGGCACCCGCCGCCCCGGCCGAGCAGACCCCCGCCGAGGCCGCCCCGGCCGCCGAGATCGCCCCGGCCGTGGAGGCCGCCCCGGTGTGGCGCACCCTCAAGGGTGCGGGCACCAACGGCGCGTTCACGATCTACGGCGACCTGCACGAGGCGCGCGGCAAGCTGATCTTCACCTCCTGGGGCACCGCGAAGCAGATCAAGGGCCAGCCGTACACCTTCACCCGCCAGTGGAGCGGGAACCGCGGCTTCAACCGCTACCTGGAGGACGTCCTGGGCCGCACCGTGGAGTTCAACGGCGGCATGGCCACCAGGGTCTGGATGGTGGACGGCGTCCCGGCCCCGGTCGTCGACGTCGCCGAGCAGGCCCCCGCCGAGGAGCCCGAGGCCACCGAGGTTCCCGCCGCGGACGAGGCGCCCGAGGGGGCCTCCGAGGCGGACGCCGCCCCGGCCGAGGTGGCCGCCCCGGCCGAGGCCCCCGAGGTCGAGGATGCCCCGGAGGCGGACGACCAGCCCGCCCTGGCCGGGCAGGTCCGGGTGACCGCCTACACCGCCGCCCGGGAGGCCCTGCACATCAACGGCCAGGACAACGACGACCGCACCCTGACCCTGGACGCCTCCGCCGTCCAGGAGACCGTGGCCGCCATGCGCCGCATGCCCCGCTGGAACGCCGCACGGGAGCGGTTCACGGTCAACAAGGTGGCCCTGATCGTGGCCCAGGACGCCCAGGGTCAGCGGGTATGGGTGCGCGGCGAGGCCGCCCCGATCCGGGTGGACTTCGCAGGCGAGCCGATCGCCGAGGACGCCCCCGCCGAGGCCGGCACCGTGGACATGGCCGCCGTCCTGGCCGCCACCCGGGTGCTGCGCCGCCGCGCGGAGGTCCGGCGGGTCATCGACAACCGCACCGCCGCCCGAGCTGCCAGCGCCTGACCGACCGGCCCCGCCACGGACGCCCCGCCCCCGCCCAGGGGACCGGGGCGCCGGCCGTTCCGGGGCCCTCGTACGACGCACGGGTGAACCGACCACGCAACCCCATAAAGTAACTTGACATTGCAATGTGGAGTTGCGAGAGTGTGAGTGTCAGACGGGCGAGGGGCCCGGACGGAACCGGAGGGACAGCGCAATGAACACCACCGCCAAGGCCGCGCAGCAGATCGCCCGCCTCGTTGGGGCCGAGGACGCCCTCACCACCGCCCGCCGCGAGGAGGCCCGCACCGCCAAGACGGCGGAGCGCGCCACCGCCCGCGCCAAGGCCGCCCGCGCCAAGGTCGCCCCCGCCCGCACCGAGCTGCGCAAGGCGGAGCGCGCCGGTAAGGGCGTGGCCGCCGCCATCCGCCGCCTGGCTGCCCGCATGGCCAAGGCTGCCGACCTGGCCCAGACCGCCCGCCAGGCCCGCTACGCCGCCCGCCTGGCCGCCCGCGCCGCCACCACCGCCGCCCGCCGACTGGACCGCCTGGCCCTGCGCGCCGCCACCACCGCCAGCCGCATGGTGGGCGAGGTCGCCGAGCGCATGGGCCGCCGCACCACCGCCGCCCCCGAGCAGGACAAGACCCTGCCGGTGGAGGAGCTGCCCGCCGTCGAGGAGATCGAGGCCCACGCGGACCGCTTCAAGGACCTGGACGCCGAGGCCAAGGCCCAGGCCAAGCTGGCCGACGCCGAGAAGAAGTGGCTGCGCCGCCTGCCCGTGGGCCAGTACGGCCGAGTGATCGTCACCCGCACCAACGGCGGCACGGTCCTCGACGGCGACCAGGTCGCCGTGGACTACCTGGACAACGGCATGGGCGTTCCCCCGCGCAAGGGCCGCAAGGACACCTTCAAGGTCGCCGTGGAGGCCCCGGCGGTCGAGACCGCCGACCAGGTCGCCCTGGTGATCGCCGCCTGACCCACAACCCCCGCCCCGCCGGGCACCGCTACGGTGCCCGGCCCCCACCCCCACCGAGAACGGAGCACACCCCATGTCGATCCTGCCCCGCCACACCCCCGCCGTTCACCTGGACGCCCTCACCGAGGAGCTGGAGGCCGCCGGTACCACCCTGGGCCCCGTCAAGCCCGGCACCCGCGTGACCCGCATCGTGGACCACGGCGGAATCCGCTGGACGGTGACGTTCCTCGGAGCCCGCTACGGGTGGGCGCTGCGCGGCCCCGGCATTGAGCACGGCGTGGGCATGGACGCCCCCGAGGTCGCCGAGCACATCGCCGCCGCCGCCCTGGACGCCGAGGAGCCCGGCATCCCGGCACCGGCCACCTGGCGCGGCGTGCCCGTGCCCGAGGAGTACGCCACCCGCTGGGACAGCCCGGCCGCCGTCGCCTGGCGAGAGGGAGCAAGCGCCGCTCTGGCCGTCGCCAAGCTGACCGCCGTCGCCGCCCAGGGCGACAGCTGACCCCCCCCCACCGCCCGGGCCGGGCGCACCCGATAGGCGCCCGGCCCCCCACGGAATGAGCCACCGCCATGGCCGCACCTGCCCTGTACGGAGTCGCCGCCCGCTCCGTCGCCACCGGCGACCTGATCACCTGCGACTCCGCGTTCGACCTGGAGGACCTGCCCGCCCTGCTGGAGGACCACCGCATCCGCTACGCGGACCGCGACGACGTGCTGATCGACCTGGACACCACCCCCCTGGCCGCCAACTGACCCCACCCACCCGGGCCGGGGCGGGCGCACCCGATGGGCGCCCGCCCCGGCCCCTGCTGCTGGAGGCCCCTGGGTGACCCGCAGGGGTGAACCTCTCGCCATGCGGACACGCACCCCGCAGTGCAACTTAATATTGCAAGGTGGAGTTGCAGGTATGGGGACACCGGAAGGGCGCAGGGCTCGACCGGGAAGGGAGGCAGACCGTGTTCACCGTTGGCCAGCAGATCCGCACCCTCGTCGACCTCGCCGAGACCGAGGCGTACGACACCGGCGACTGGGAGGGCGAGGAGGGTATCGAGGCCCCCGCCGGGACGCTGGGAGTCATCCAGTCCCTGCCGGACCTCACCGGCTACTACGGGGTGCTTCTGCACTGTGACCCGGACGACGTTCCCGCGGAGTACAGCGCGGACGAGATCGCCGCCGCCTGACCCCCCGGCCCCCACCCCGGGCCGGGCGCACCCGATATGCGCCCGGCCCTGCACCGCCCACCTGAGAGGACACCCCCCATGGCCCGCCGCACCGTAACCCCCCGCACCCTGGACCTGTTCACCGGCCGCGACGGCGCCGCCCTCACCTTCGCGGAGGTCACCGTCATGCTCGTGGCCATGACCTCCGCCCAGGTGGCCACCTGGAAGTGGGTGGGCGACGAGACGGACGGCACCGACCCCGTCCAGGGTTGGGAGGTGCGCGACTCCACCGGCTCCCTGCTCGGCGCGATCCTGCCCCTCGGCCACATGGCGACCAGCCTCCACGCGGAGTGGTACGACCCGCAGGCGGACGACTTCTTCCCGGCCGGGGAGACCAGCGCCCCCGTGCTCACGCAGGCCATCTCCATGGTGGTCCACGCCCGCCGCTACGCCGTGGGACAGCTCCCCGCCGGCCGGGACCTCGTCCTGGACCCCGTCCTGCCTGCGCCGCGCCGCAACCAGTCGTGCTCGTTCGGCTACTGCTGGGACGAGCACTGCCCGGACCACGGGCCCGTGTGGGCCGCCGCGGCCTGACCGCCGCCGGGCGGCTCCCCCGCCCCTGACCAGCAGCATTCCCGGGCGATACGCCCACCCAAATGAAACTTGACAATGCAATGTCGAGTTGCAATCATGGCGAACACCAGGACGGGCGCAGGGCCTGACCGGAACCCCCCAGGAGCACCAGATGGCCGCCACCACCGCCGCCCGCACCGCCACCCCGTACGCGTACCGCCAGTGCGCCGCCCGCGCCCGCGACCTCGCGGACATCCTCCGCGCCCGCCTGGACGGCCACCCCCACCGCAGCGAGCTGCTGGTGTTCATCGGCCACCTGCACACCGCCGCCGAGGGGTTCGAGACCGCCGAGCCCCTGGTCATGGACGGCGTGACGATCCCCAACGTCACCCCCTCCGAGGGCCACCTGCCCCTGCTTATGGCCGTGACCCACGCCGCCGACCACCCGGAGGCCGGCATCTCGGAGGCCGTGTTTGCCTACGTCACCGCCCCCGTCACCCGCCGCACCTACCGCCTGGAGCCGCAGGCCAGCGGCGGCCGCGAGGACGCCGAGCTGCGCACCCGCATCGCCCTGGCGGAGCACGACCTGGCCACCGAGGGTGACCCCACCACCCGCTACGCCCTCCTGGCCACCCTCGTGCAGCTGCACGGCGACCACCTCGCCCGCGGCGGCGAGGTCGCCGCCTGACCCACCCCGCCCGGCCGGGCGCACCCGATATGCGCCCGGCCCCCAGCCCCCCGACCCACCAGGAACGGAGTAGGACCCATGCGCAACTACGGCACCTTCCAGGCCATCGGCGGCCGTGACAACCAGTGCGACGCCACCGCCGTGCACACCGCCCCCGGCGGCGCCCGCGCCTACGTCTTGCTGGACGGCATCGGCGACAAGCCGTACGTGCGTGACTGGACCCGCACCGCCGCCCGCCGCCTCGCCCGCAGCGCCGCCCAGCTCCTCGACGCCTCCGCCGGCCTGCGCGGGGAGTACATCCGCTATGCCGCCCAGCCGGACCGCCACGGCCTCTGGGGAGCGGGCCCCACGGCGTGCGCCGTCGTGGCCGTCGAGGCCCCCGGTCAGCCGCTCACCGTCGCCTGGTGCGGCGACGTGCGCGCCTACTGGCTCGTGCGCGGCACCCTGCGCCGCCTCACCCAGGACCACAACCTGCGCCGCGTGTTCCCGCCCTGCGAGACGTACCCGCAGGGCGGCAGTCGCCACGCGGTCACCAGCTGCCTCGGCTCCGTCAACGGCGACGAGGAGCTGATGCGCGAGGTCCGGCACCCGGCCATCGAGACGGCCGCCATCGGCGCCGAGCGCGGGCGCCTGCTGCTCGCCTGTGACGGCGCGTACGAGCCCCACGAGGACGCCGGACACCAGCTCTCCGACCTGCTGTACGGCACACCCGCCGAGGCCGCCCGCCGCGTCGTCAACGACGCCGTGGCCACCGCCCTGACCGTCACCCACCGGCCGGACAACGCCACCGCCCTCGTGGCCGACCTGTACGCGTAACCGCAGGCCGGACGGTATTCGGACGTGTCCACCCCTGCCTGCGGACACGTCCGGACACCGGCCCGCGAGCATCCGCGCGACACCCTGCAACACAACTAGACATTGCAAGGTTAAGTTGCAATCATGAGTCATGTCAGGAAGGGCGCAGGGCCCGACCGGATCGGAGCAACTCATGAAGACCACCGTTGGCCAGCGAGTACGGATCACCATCGCCCTGGACGGCGAGAGGTACCCGATCGGCACCGAGGCCACCGTCACCGACCACTGGCTTGGAAATCCCGTCGTCACGCTCGACGGCGGCGAGACCGTGACGCTGATCCCCGGCCAGGTCCTACCGGCCGCCTGACCCACCGCCAGACCCCGGGGGCCGCACCCGATATGCGGCCCCCGGCCCGGCACCCCCAACCAGCACCGCACGAGGGAGCGCGCCACCCGTGACCACCACCAGCACCGCCGCAGCCGCCGCCCCGGCACCCGTCCAGGGATGCCCCGGCCCCGCCCGCGCCCACTGCGCCTACTGCGGCAGCCACAGCACCCGCCCGGCGGACCTGCTCAGCAACGGAGACACCTACTGCTGCAGCGCCCCGGTATGCCGCGGCGACCGCGGGGACTGCGTCGCCGAACTGGGCGCCCACGAAAAGAGCTTCACCCCCTGACCACCCCCACTGGCCGGGGCCGCACCCGATATGCGGCCCCGGCCCCTGACCCCCACACCCACGCACGTAAGGAGCCACCCCGCATGTCGGACATCGAGATCACCCACACCCACGAAGACGGCACCCTGGCCACCGGCACGGACAAGGGCGACGGCGCCGGACCGATCCTCAAGCGCTACGGGTTCCGCTGGGGCTACTCGATCGAGGCGTACTACGTCCGCGACAGCCGCGACCGCGCCGCCCGCCGCGTAGCCATCAACGCCGCGGCGGAGGAGCTGCGCACGGACGGCCACACGGTCACCGTCGAGATCAACGACACCCCGCGCGACAACGCCACGGTGCGCGCCGACAAGCACGAGCGGCTGGAGGACCGCCGCACGGGCCTGGCCGCCAAGGGTCAGCGCCTGGCCGCGGAGTCCGCCGCCCTGCACGCCCGCTCCGACGCGATGGTGGAACACCTGCCGCTGGGCCAGCCGGTCGCCCCCGGACGCAAGGGTCGGGCCCACCGCAACCTGCTGGAGCGCTCGGTGGACACCGCCATCAAGGGTGCCCTGGCGGCCGGCGAGGCGGAGCGCATGCCCGCCCGCATCGTCGCCTCCCGCCGCGCCGAGGCCCGCGCCGAGCGCCCGGACGTCGTGGCCCGCCGCGTCGCCAAGATGGAGGCCGACGTGCGCCGCCTCGACCGCCGCATGGCCAGCCTGACCCTGTACCCCGCCGCCAACTCCGACGCCCTGCGCGAGCAGTACGAGGGGGAGCGCGCCACCCTCCTGGAGCGCATCAAGGGTGACCAGGAGCTGTTGGACCAGGCCAAGGCGGAGGGCCGGTTCGGCCAGTACAGCCGGGACAACGTCCACAAGCACGACCTCGTGCGGATCCGCGGCCAGTGGCGCACCGTGGCCCGCGCGAACGCCAAGACCGTGGCCGTCACCACCGGCTACTCCTGGACGGACAACTACGGCTGGGAGGAGGTCAAGGGCCTGCGCTGCGGTCACGTCGAGGACACCGACCAGGCCGCTGCCGAGACCGCCACCGACTGACCGCCCGGACACGTCCGGGCACCACCAGCCGGACGTGTTCGGACATCACCTGGCCGGCACGGACACCAGCCCACCGGACACGGGGCGGACATACCCGCCCCGTGTCCGGACACCCGCTCCGGGCAGTGTCCGGACACGAGAGGACACCATGAGCAGCCCCCCGCCCGTCACCGCCCCGGCCGCCCACTCCACCCCGGGCGGGCCCTCGCTGTGATCGCAACTGGGCTTACTGAAAGCGGTGTTCGGGCAATATGGCGGGCATGGACGGTGAGGTGACGGCCGCGCTGATTGGCGGCGCGAGTGGCTTGGGCGGCGCCCTGCTGGGCGGCGCGGCCGCAGTGTGGGGCGCGAAGCACCAGGGGCGGCTGGCGGTACAGGCGGCGCTGGAAACGGCCCGCTCGGCCTACCTGGGACCACTCGACACCGCGCGCCGGTCAGCACAGCGCGACGTGTTCGCGACTTTCCTCACCGTCTCGCAGGAGTGGGCCCGGGCCGCTGAGGCGGCCACGGATGCCGCCCGGCAATGGGACGCGCACGTAGCTGATGCCATTCAGCGGTGCAGGGCCGAGGGGCACGACTACATGGGCGTGAATGCGGAGCTCCGGCAGCACTGGGATAGGCGCATCGAACGCTGCGGCGCACCGCAAAGAGTCACCGAAGCAGCCCAGCATGTGCTGTTGGAGGCCGCTACCACAGACGTGGCGAGGGCTGCCCAGAACGTGGAGCAACACGCGATACGGCTCATGAGCCTCCTGCGTGATGCGGGGGCGACTCAAATCGCGTCCGACAGCCAGTCGCCGGATGACCCGTCGAACCTCGTGCCGCCATACCCTGGGCGTTCGCCGAACCAGCTCAGGGCCTTGAAGGAAGCAATCGAGGCATTCACGTGGGCCGCGGCGGCGCACCTCAACAGCCGCGATACCGACAACCGCCCCGACGCCTCCAACTCTGCCTGACCGCACAGTTCACCGACGGCAGGCAACCCCCTCGGACCTGGGCGGGCCCTCGTCGTCCCCAGGGGCCACCTCGCCGCCCGGCGTACCCTGCTCCGCTGCCCAAGCAGCCCCCGAGCAGGGACAACGCCCATGACCCAGGCCACCTACGTCCGCACCGAAGACGTCGCCCTCGGCGACCTGCGCCCGTTCCCCGGCAACGCACGCCGCGGCGACCCCGCCGTCATCCTGCAGAGCCTGGTCCGCACAGGGCAGTTCCGCAGCCTCATCGTGCGCGACACCGGCCACGGCCTGGTGGTGCTCGCCGGTAACCACACCCTCCAGGCCCTGGCCGCCCACGGCCCCGGCCCCTGCGGCATGACCACCACCACCGATGACGGGGAGCTGCCGTGCGCCCTGTGCGGCGGCCAGGAGTGGGCGCCCGTCGCGCGCTGCGAGATCGTCACCTGCGACGACGCCACCGCCACGCGCATCAACCTCGTGGACAACAAGGCGGCGCAGACGGGCGGGTGGGATGAGCAGGCCCTGGCGGAGCTGATCGCCGGACTCGACGGCGACCTCGCCGGCACCGGCTACACCGACCAGGACCTGGCCGACCTCCTCGCCGCCATCGAGGAGGCATACGAGGAAGAGGACCAGGAGGAGCCCGCGCCCGATCAGCCCGCCCCGGCCGGGAACACCGAGCCCGCGCAGCCGGCCACCTCGAGCGCCCCGCCGGCCAGCGCGGACGGCATCCCGGACGGCCCCGCCCCCGGCACCCTCGCCCCACCCCTGCCGGACGGCATGCGGTCCATGCTGCTCACGTACACCGCCGCCGACCGCGACGAGGCGGCCCGCCTCGTGTCCGCGGCCCGGGACGTGTTCGACAGCGCGGATGCCTCGTTCATCATCCTGCGCGCCCTGCGGACCCTCGTCGCCGTCCGTCCTGGACTCCCGCCACGCCCACGACGGCATCGTGACCGTGGCCGCCCTGCTCAAAGCCGCAGGAGCCGAGCAGCAGTGACCGCGGCCGTCGACCTCCCCCCGCCCCGGCGGCCCCGCGTGCGCCGCCCTGAGCGGCTGCTGACCCAGAACAGCGAGCTGCGCGACGAGGGCATTTGGAACTGGACCCTGCCCGCGCTGGCCACCCGGCTCCGCGACGGACGCACCGTCAAGACCTGTCCTGCGGCCGGGGTCTGCGCCCTGGCCTGCTACGCCAGGAACGGCACCTACCTGTTCCCCGGCGTCGTCGACCGCCACCAGCGGAACCTGGAATACGTGCTGGACGACCTGCCCGGCTGGCAACGCCAGATGGCAGCCGAGCTCGCCCACCCCCGCCACACCGGCGGCTGGATCCGCGTCCACGACGCAGGCGACTTCCTCAGCGACCACTACCTGGCCGCCTGGCTGCGCATCATGATCTTCCGGCCCGGCGTGAACTTCTACGCCTACACCAAGGAGGTGTCCCGGTTCTTCCGGCTGGTGGAGCCCAACCCGCCGCGCAACTTCCGCTGGGTCTACAGCTACGGCGGCCGCGAGGACCACCTCCTGGACCCGGCCGTCCACCGCGTCGCCGACGTCTACCCGGACGAGGCCGCCATCCGCGCGGACGGCTGGCACTCCCAGGACTCCAGCGACCTCCTCGCCGTCCTCGGCCCCGCCCCCGTCGGCATCCCCTCCAACAACATCCCGCACTTCCGCCGGCGGATGAACGGGCGGACCTTCCGCCAGTGGCAGCAGGAGCGCGACGCACGCCGCGCCCCGGCGGCTCCGGTGACCGATGAGTGAGGGCCTACGGGGCGAACGGCCTTCGCACGACCTCCCGGGTAACGCGCGAACGGTATGGGGACGGATCGGGCAGTGGCGACGCATTCAGTGCCAGGTCACGAGTCCATGTCGCGTCGGTATCCCGGGCGGTGGAGTCGATGCGGAACGTGATCGTCACGGGCGAGACGTACTCGTGCTCCACACCGACCCACAGGCGGTGGACGGTACCGTCCGCGCTGGAGCCCAGGTCCATGGAGCTCACGGCACCGGACGAGTCGGCGTCGGTGCGGATGCCCTCCACGTACGTGCCCGAAACCGTGACGCGGACGCTGGACAGTGCTGTTCCCCCATCCTGGATGAGGCGGACGCCAACGCGGCGCTGACCGTAGTCGTCCTCGCCGATCTCGCCGTGCTCGGCCACGAAGACCGGCCTGTCGGCGTCCAGCCGATCCCGCTCTTCGCCCTCGATCTGGCGTTGCATCAATAGGACCTGCTGCTCAGCCGCGTCAGCCTGCCGCCGAGCTGATGCCGCCGAGTCCACGGCGGTCTGCGCCTGCCCCTTCGCCACCACCGCCTGCCAGGTGGCAGCGCCAGCAGCCCCCAAGCTGACGGCGGAGCCAGCTATCGCCACCCACGTTCCAGTGTCCACGCCTCTCCCCTCACTCGACTCCGAAGCGCAAGGGTAGGGCGCAGCCGGGATCCATGGGCACGTTCCGGGCCCGGCAGGCCGAGCGGGACACCCGTCGCGCCGGCGCTTCAGGGCGTCCGGGTCGGGTCCTATGGAACGGTGTACCCCAGCACCTCTCTGGCCGCCACCCTGAAAGCTTCCAGCGCATCCTTCTGATTCGAGTAAGCGTTCAACCTGTCGTCCAAGCCTTCTTGCCTGTCCTCCTTCGGAGGCAGTGTTTTCAGCCATGTCTGGAAGCCCCCGGCTCGATGAAGTTCCCGGGCCGGCGCCAGGATTGACGTAGGTCCACACAGCTCAATGAGGGACAGGGCTGCGTTTGACGCCTCTTCGGCCTCCTGCCACACCGTGAGCAGTTCCGGAGGAACCTTGCCGTTCTCCGGGTTCGTCTTGCCGTCCACGGCTCTACCCGCTGCCTCCATCATCATGTCGGCGCGGATCAGCGCCTGATAGGCCGTCTGCCGGTGCTCACGCTGCCACCGCTCGTCTTCCTTGCGGACCTGCACCGCCAGTGCCTCCTGGCTCACGCGGGCCGCCCTGTGCGCACCCCACATGGCTGCGCCTGCACCAAGTGCCGCACCCACCAACCCAATCACGGCCGTCATCCATTCGCCCATGCGGACAGAGTCTGGCCGTCTCGCTCACCCCGCTGCCACCCGGAGCGACAACCCCCAGGCGGAACTTGCACCTCCGCTTATCCTTCTCCGTCGCCCAGGACACCGACCAGGGGGATAAGCCCATGTCGCAGGCGACGTACGTACGCACCGCCACGGTGCCGCTCACTGACCTGAGCCCTTACCCGGGCAACGCCCGCAAGGGCGACGTGCGCCTCATCCTGGACAGCCTGCGCACCAGCGGCCAGTACCGATCACTGATCGCCCGTCAACTCCCGGACGGCCGCCTGGTCGTCCTCGCCGGCAACCACACCATGTTCGCCTTGGCGCTCCACGGCCGCGGCCCGTGCCTCCGGACCATCCCCATGGCCGGCCACCCGGAGCAGCCCTGCGCCATCTGCAACGGTGCCCGTTGGGAGCCCTCCGCCCGGGTGGAGGTCGTGGAGTGCGACGACGAGACCGCGCTCCGCATCAACGTCGTGGACAACCGCGCCGCCGAGAAAGGCGCCTGGGACCTGGACGCCCTCGTCGACCTGCTCTCCTACCTGCCGGACTACGACGGCACCGGCTACAGCGACCAGGACGTGGAGCGCCTCCTCGCCCCGCCCCCGACGCTCGAGGAACTGGCCGACACCTACGCCCCGCCCGCGGACTACGGCGACGACCCGCCCGCCGCCGGCCGCCTCGGCATCCCGGCCGGGGACGGCAGCGGCCTGGGCGAGGGGAGTGGCCTGTGGCCCGTGCTGCGCCTGCGCGTACGCCCGCAGGTCCGTGACGACTTCTACGCAGCCACGGCCGGCTGCCCCACCCCAGGCGACGACGGCGCCCGCCTCGCCTGGCTGCTCGAACACACCCGAGAGGACTCCCCCCGATGACCACCGCCACCTACCTGCGCACCGACACCATCCCGGTGGACCAGCTCACCCCGTACCCGGGCAACGCCAAGCGCGGCGACGTCCCCGCCATCCTGCGGAGCCTGCGCAAGAACGGGCAGTACCGCGGCCTGGTGGTCCGTCAGCAGCCGGACGGCACCCTGGTGGTGCTCGCCGGCAACCACACCCGCCTGGCGCTCGCCGAGCACGGCCCCGGCGACTGCGGCGTCAAGGAGTGCGGCCTCTGCCGCAACAGCCCGGACTGGACCCCGGCAGCCCGCTGCGAGGTGGTCGAGTGCGACGACGCCACCGCGCTGCGGGTCAACCTGGCAGACAACCGCACGGCCGAGCTGGGCCACACCGACTACGCGGCCCTGGCCGACCTGCTCGGCACCCTGGACGACTTCGGCGGCACCGGCTACAACGACCAGGACGTCGCCGACATCACCCAGCTGATCGCGCTCCCACAGGACGACGTCAAGGGCGACCCCCGCCCGCCGTCCGGATCCACGGCAGCCGGGGACGGCCCCGGCCCGGGCAGCCACGACGACGAGGCGAGCCCAGAGGCGTTCCTGCCCGTCATCACCCTGCGCGTCAGTCACGCCACATTCGACCGCTGGCGCGACGCCCTGGACGCCCACCCGGGAGAGGACGACGCCGCCAAGCTGCTCGGCCTGCTCGCTGAGCTGGAGGCCTACCGCGCCCGGGCGGCCGCATGACCGCCACCGCGTCCAACCCCGGCCAGCCCTTCAAGGTGCTGTGCTCCTACGCCTACTTCCGCGGCCACAACTTCGGGCCTCTGCTGGAGAGCGTCCACCAGGGCCCGACCATGGTCTTCGGGGACTCCGGCGCCCACTCCGCCCGCACCCTGGGCATCTCCCTGACCCTGGACGGCTATGCGGCCTGGTGCCACCGCTGGGACCAGCACCTCACCCTGTACGCCAACCTGGACGTCATCGGCGCCCCAGAGGCCACATGGCGCAACCAGCGCGCACTGGAGGAGCAGCACGGCCTCACCCCGATCCCCGTGTTCCACACCGGTGAACCGTGGAGCTACCTGGAGCGGTACATCGACGAGGGATACACGTACATCGCCCTCGGCAAGCTCCTCGGCAACCCGCTCGATGAGCTGCTGCCCTGGCTCGACAAGGCATTCAGCATCGCCGGCGACCGGGCCGTCTTCCACGGCTTCGGCATGACCGTGTGGGACGTGGTGCGCCGACTGCCCTTCTACAGCGTGGACTCCTCCACCTGGACCCAGCCGTACCGGTTCGGGATCGTCAAGCTCTTCGACCACCACCGCGGCCAGTGGGTCAACTTCCTCATGCGGGACAAGCAGAAGGTCCTCCAGCACCGGGACCTGCTGCGGGCCCACCACACCGACCCGCTCATCTACGCCTCCCACGGAACCTACGACCGCACCGAGGCCACCGTCACCGCGGCCGTGGCCTGGCGCCGCGCGGAGGCATTCCTGCGCGCCCGGCACGGACCCATCGCCATGCCACCCAGCGACCGCAACCCGATCACCCGCCACGGCGGTACGGCCACGCCCGGCCTGCACCTGTACCTGGCGGAGTCCACCACCACCAACATCTACCGGGCCAGCAAGGGCGTACGGGCCCGGGCCCACCTGGAGGCCACCCGATGAGCGGCACCCCCACCCCGCAGCCCTGCGAGATCCCCCACGCGACCAGGCAAGAAGAGGAGGAATGCGAGCGGCGCCGCCTCGCCGCACCGGACACCACCACCCTCATCCGCACCGTCACGGTCGGCCCGATCGGCATCTTCTTCACCAACGTCAACAGGGCCATGGGCCTGCGCGCCCACTCCCACACCGGTGCCGTCACCGTCGTCTACGACACGATCGGCCGCCACGGCTACCCCTCCTTCGCGGAGACGAACGCCGCCCTGGAGCGCCGCATCCACGAGCTGACCCGGGCCGTGTTCAAGGACGCCACCAACGAGGACATCGCCGACCGCCTGTTCTCCCACCTCGACGGCTACACAGCGCCGGAGTGGGAGAGCTGGGGCGGCGCCTACAACCTGCGTGCCGTCCACCTTGACGTCATCGGCGTCCGGGACGCCATCGGCCACGACACCGGCACCACCCGCTACACCGTCGCCCGCACCCACCCCCAGGAGCACCAGTCATGAGCCACCACGTCACGGTCCGGCACAACTTCGAGACCGCCCACCGCGTGCCGCACCTGCCCGGCAAGTGCACCAACCTGCACGGCCACTCCTGGTGGGCAGAGATCACCGTCACCGCACCAGAGCTGTCCCGCAGCGGCCTGGTCGTGGAGTTCGGCGCCTTCAAGAAGCTGCTGCGCCGGTGGATCGATGACTACCTGGACCACGGCGCCATGCTCGGCGCCCAGGACGCCCTCCTGCCCATCCTGCGCGCCCACGGCTCCAAGGTGTACGAGGTGACCGGCTGGCCCACCGTGGAGGCCACGGCCGAGCTGCTCGCCCACGTCGCCGGCGACATCCTCACGGACCTGGTGCGCGCGGAGGGCGCCTACGTCTCCCGAGTCCACGTCACCGAGACCCATGTCAACGGCGCCACCTGGACCGCGCCCGCCCCGGCCGGGACCGCCGCATGACCCCCGACACCGTCACCGTCGACACCACCGACACCCTCGTCATCCGAGAAGTGTTCGGCTGCACCGTGCAAGGAGAGGGACCCTCCTGCGGGCGGCGCTGCTCGTTCATCCGCCTGGGCGGCTGCAATCTGACCTGTGGCTGGTGCGACACCCCGGAGACCTGGGACGCGGGCCGATTCGACCTGCGCCAGACCCTCACCCGCACCCCCGTCGCCGAGATCGTCACCCGCGCCCTGGAGGGCGACCCCGGCATGGTCGTCATCACCGGCGGGGAACCCCTGCTCCACCAGCGCAAGGACGGCTGGCGCTCCCTCCTCGGCGCGCTCATCCTCGCCGGCACGGAGATCGAGGTGGAGACCAACGGCACCCAGGAGCCCGAGGAGCACACCGCCCGCTGGGTGACCCGCTTCAACGTCTCGCCCAAGCTCGCCCACGCCGGCGACCCCGCGGACAAGCGCATCCGCCCCGGCGCCCTGTACGCCCTGCACGACACCCACAAAGCCGTCTTCAAGTTCGTCTGCCGCAACACCGCCGACGTCCACGAGGTACAGGCGTTCACCGCCGCCTACGGCATCCCGCCCGGCCTGGTGTGGGTGATGCCCGAGGGCACCGACACCGCCACCATCTCCACCCGCCTGGGGGAGATCGCCGACCCGGCCATCGCCGCCGGATTCAACCTGAGCACCCGCCTGCATGTACATGCCTGGGGCGACGAGAAAGGCCGATAGACCCATGACCACCACCGAGCCCAAGGGCCTGCGGATCGCCCCCGGCGCCCTCACCCCCAAGCCCTCCCGCTCCATCACCGTCCCGGCCCCCGCCTACCCGGGCGACCCGCTGCCCGGCGCCGTGGCGCTCCAGGCCGGCGTACGGGCCTGGCTGGAGGCCCGCGGCCTGGACGCGGACGCCCCGGACCTGGTGGACACCCCCGCCCGCGTGCTCCGGGCCCTCAACGAGATGACCGCCGGCTACGACGAGGACCCCGCCCAGCACCTCGCCCGGACGTTCCCGGCCCAGCACGCCGGGACGCCGATCGTCGTCACCGGGGTGCCGTTCACGTCGCTCTGCGCCCACCACCTGCTCCCGTTCACCGGGCACGCGGACATCGCCTACCAGCCCCGCTTGGGCGACCCCGTGGCCGGACTGTCCAAGCTGCCGCGCGTCCTGGACGTGTACGCCCGCCGCCTTCAGACGCAGGAAGACCTCACCCGCCAGGTGACCGCCGCCCTGGACGAGCACCTGGCCCCGCTCGGCGCCGCGTGCGTCATCCGCTCCGAACACGGTTGCCTCGCCCACCGAGGGGCGCGCAAGCCCGGCGCCGTCATGGTCACCGCGTCCTACACCGGGTGCTTCGACGCCGACGTGTACCGGCGGGAGGAGCTGCACCGCCTCATGTCCGGCTGACCCCCCGATATGCGAACCAATAGGCACATGCGAACGGAGGGCACCCGATGAGCGCCAGCAGGGCCAAGCGCGCCCAGGTCGCGGAGCGCCGCGCCAAGGCCATCGCCATGGTGCTGGCCGGAGTCGATTACGAGACGATCGCCGACCGGCTCGGCTACGCGAGCAGAGGCGCCGCGCACACCGACGTGGACCGCGCCCTGGCCGCGAACCTCACCGACCTGGAGACCTCGGCGGGCAGCCTGCGGGAGGTCCAGTTCATGCGCTACCAGCGGCTGCTGGCCGCCCTGTGGCCCAAGGCCCTCAAGGGCGACCTGAAAGCGGTGGAGGGAGCGGCGCGGCTGGTCGACCGCATCGTGAAGCTTTGGGGCCTGGCCGAGCCGGAGCGGCTGGACCTCAACGTGGACGCCCAGCGCCTGGGGGACGAGATCCTGGCGCTCCTGCGCGAGCAGACCAGCGACGGCGACGAGGGCGACGAGGATGCGTCTGACCTGCCGTAACGACCCTGTACCAGGGCACGAGGCGCGCGATCTTGTGCCCTGGTGCGCACCTACCATTTCGGCCATAAGCCCCGCGGCGGCAGCCACCACCACGGGGCGGTGCCAGACCTACCGACCCTGTGATGACGAGAGGTCCGACGTGCCCGACCGTACCTGTGTGACGCCGCGCTGCGGCAAGTCCCCTGCCCCCCACCGTGCCCGCCTCGGCTCCGGGCACTGGTGCATGTCCTGCCTGGACCACTGGCGCAGGAAGGGCACCGACCCGGCCGAGCGCCAGGCCCTGCGCCCCGTCGCCGACTCCTGCCCCGTCCTGGAGGGCGGCGTACGGTGCGGGCGGCCCGTGGCCGTGAAGCGCACCGGCTGGTGCCAGATGCACCGCAAGGTCGCCCAGAACAACGGCGGCGACCCCACCGCCCGCAAGCGCGCCCCGCGCGGCTCCCTGCTCGCCCTCGTGCGCGCTGCGGCAGTCGCCACGACCGAGGAGTGCATCATCCCGCCCGGGTGGGAGCAGCGGCCCATCCTGCGCCTTGACGGCGAGCAGATGACCGCAGCCCGGGCCGTGTGGAAGCTCGCCCACGGGGACCCCGGCGACCAGCAAGTGCTCCACACCTGCAACGAGGGCGACGGCTCACACGGCTGCATCAGCATCCGCCACCTGTACCTGGGCGACCACGCCGACAACACCCAGGACCGGCTGGACGCCGAGCGGCAGGCGCGCGGCGAGGGGCACGCCAGGCACGTCCTGACGGAGGCCCAGGTGCTCGACGCCCGCCGCCGTCACGTGCCCGGCCGGGCCGGGAACACCCGGGCGCTCGCCGAGGAGTTCAGCGTGGCCGTCACCACCATGCGCAACGCCGTCGGTGGGCGATCATGGCGACATCTGGAGGGGGTGCCGCGTGGCGACGCTGGAGGAGCTTGAGGCGCAGGTCGTCGCTCTCGTGCGCGCGGGGGACACCAAGTCCCTCCGCGCGCTGCGGGACCGCGTCAAGGCGCAGCACACCAGTAAGCGCGCCCGCCGGGTCACGCGGTACATGTACGACCCGGTGGGGTGGGCCCGGCACTGCATCGCCTGGGATGAGGGGGAGGGCCTGGCCGCCTACCAGGAGGACGTCCTGGCCGCGCTCCCCGTCCACCGCCGCGTCGCCGTCCGTGGCCCCCACGGCCTGGGCAAGACCGCCCAGGCCGCCATCACCGTCCTGTGGTTCGCCACCACCCGGGAGGCCGCCGGTATCGACTGGAAGGTCATCATGACCGCCAGTGCCTGGCGCCACTTGTCGGTGTACCTGGTGCCCGAGGTGAGGAAGTGGGCCAAGCGCATCCGGTGGGACGTGCTCGGCCGGCCGCCGTTCTCGGAGCGCACCGAGCTGCTGGCGCTCAACCTGAAGCTGGTCAACGGCGCGGCCACCCCCGTGGCCTCCAACAAGCCGGAGCTGATCGAGGGCGCGCACGCCGACTCCCTGCTTTACCTCATCGACGAGGCCAAGATCGTCCCTGACGGCACGTGGGACGCCATCGAGGGCGCTTTCTCAGGCGGCCGCATGGACGGCCTTCCGGAGGCTTTCGCGTTCGCCATCTCCACCCCGGGCCCGCCCGCCGGACGGTTCTACGACATCCACAAGCGCGCCCCCGGCCTGGAGGACTGGCACGTACGGCACGTGACGCTCGAGGAGGCCATCGCCGCCGGCCGCATCTCGCCTCAGTGGGCCGAGCAGCGCGCCAAGCAGTGGGGCCGGGACTCCGCCATGTTCGCCAACCGCGTCCTGGGGGAGTTCCACGCCTCCGACGAGGACAGCGTCATCCCCCTGTCGTGGGTGGACGCCGCGATCGAGCGGTGGCACGAGTGGGACCAGGCCAGCCGCCCCGCCCCGGACGGCCGCCGCGTGCTCGGCGTCGACGTCGCCCGAGCCGGCGGGGACTCCACCGTGCTGGCGCACCGTCTGGGCCTGGTCGTCGCCGAGCTGGAGATCCATGACCGGGAGGACACCATGCAGACCACCGCCCGCGTTCAGGCTGCCCTGGGTGAGGAGCCAGGCGGCGCCGTCGCCGTGGTCGACTCGGTCGGCGTGGGTGGTGGCGTCATCGACCGCTCCCGGGAGCTGCGCGTGCCCGTGCTGGCCTACACCGGCGCGGCCGGTACCAAGCTGCGCACCCGAGACGGGCAGTACGGGTTCACCAACACCCGCAGCGCCGCGTACTGGAGGCTGCGGGAGCTGCTGGACCCCGCGTTCGGCGCCCTGCTCGCCCTCCCGCCGGATGACCTGCTGGTGTCCGACCTGACGACGCCCACGTGGGACATCACCACCGGCGTGCCGCCCAAGATCAAAGTGGAGCCCAAGGACGACGTGGTCGCCCGCCTCGGCCGCTCCCCGGACAGGGGCGATGCGGTCGCCATGGCCATGTACGCGGACCACCTGGCCGCGTCCAAGGTCCACGCCCCCGGCGGCCAGCGAGACGGCCGGCCCTCCCGCGCCGCCGCCCGCTACGGCCGCCCGACGACCCAGGGCCTGCCACCGTCCAAGTTCACCTAGACCCGGGTCGGGTCCACGTCACCAGTCGGTGCGGCGACCGGTGACGGACGGCTGGAGGCCTACTCCTTCTTACGGCGGGAGACGGCCCACAGAGACATCGCTACAAGAGCGGATTCCAACAGAGTCGGGGACTCGTTCCGCCCCGCCTTCGCGAGCTGTCTCCACAGGCCCTCACTCGGATCGTCAGTGCCGGGCACGTAGGGAAGGGCAGCAGGGTCCGGAAGCCCTTGGAACTCCTTTGCGGCGAGGGGGCTCGGAGGGGTGCTGCGCAGGATGGTGAGCTGCGACTCAGCGTTGGTCGGGCTCAGCAGTACGCGGGTCTCCCAGGCGCATCCCACCCGGGCGATCCCCAATTGCCCATCGCGCGGCGACAGCCCCGTGAGCAGCCACTGCACTGTGGCGGTGCACCAGACGTGTTCGCCGATCCGGTATGCGCTCACGTCGCTGACGACGCCTAGCTGAGCGTGGGGCGTCCCGATCCAGCCCCTGGCAAACATGCGCTCAGCGGGGCGTTCACTGCCGTCCGCGTTGACAGCCGGCCAGATCGAGCCTGCAAAGCGAGGAACGTTGAAGTGCCCCCAGTCGTCCGTGTCGAACGCCCACTTGGCCGCCGCCTCCTGCGCGATGGTCGACGCCGCATCGGGAGTCCCCAACCGATCCAGCACCGCGGCCTCGTCCACCTCGGTGGACTGGGTGAACTGGGCGACGACCGGGTCGAGGGAGGTGTAGTGCTTGAACCGATCCCCCAGCCCGTGGAGGTCTCTGACCATAGGCGGGTCGTACGCCGAGCCGTCGCCGAAGTCGTCGGTGTTCTTGCTGACGAAGTACACCGTCTCATCAGGGTGCTCGTGCGCGTACTCGACAGCGGTCAGCCATATCGCGGCATCCCGGGAACCGGTCTTCACCGGCTTGTTCACGCCCTTCACCTCCAGCCGCTTGCACGGCGCGAGGACGTTCGCCTCCCGGAAGGCAGCCTCTTGCAGTACCGCCGCGCTCGGTGGCAGCACCTCCACGATGGCAGCGAAGGCATCCCGCCAGTGCTGGCGCACCTCCTCCGACTTGGGGGCCGGCAACTGCGTGGTGATGGGCCAGGGCGTGTTGTCGCGCAATGCCTGGACGGCCGCCCGCGCGGCGTCGTACTTCTCCTTGTACTTAATCGCCCGTTGCGCGGCGAGTTCCTCCATCACCACCCACGGGACGGCGACGCCTTGAACACCCGTCGCACGGATGGTCTTGAGCAGGTCGACGCTCGCATTGTCGGGGGAGACACCCCACAGCATGTTCGTGTCCAAGATGATCAAAGCGGACGGCTCCAGCTCTCCAGGGCGGCAATGTGCGCACAGCATTCCAAACCGGAGAGCCTGCCCGAAAGCCGATTCAGCTCACCGAGCGGACACGGGCCGGTCCAGCAACGCGGCCGGGACGAACGACACGTCGACCAACGTGCCCGCCTCGTCATAGATCAGCAGGTCCAGGCCGCCGCCCTCGGCGGGCACCTCCACCAGGGCCAGCGGCGGCCCCTCCAGGGCCTCCCAGCGCGCCGCCAGGACGTCCCGGTCTATCTCACCGTTACCGGACATGCATTCACGGTAGAGGCGGGTACAGGGGCGCGGCAGAGGCCTGTGGGAGCACTCCCTGGGTGTGAGGGGTGCCGGTTAACGAAACGGTGCGTCTGCGCGCTCGTCAGATGACGGGGGGCGGCTGGGGTGGTTGGGCCTGCCCGCCGGCGTTCGTTGACGTCCGCGTTGCCCCTGCCACGGCCGTCATGTCGTCCGAGTCGCTGCGCCCGAGAATGAAGATCTTGGCGAGGGCGAGCAGGCTCGGGCCGCACAGGAGAGTGGACAGCCACCAGGACTCCGGAGCCACGTATACGCCGCCCCCAAGCATCCCCAGCGCAACCACCGTTCCGCCGATGAGCTCTCCCATGTGCCTGATGTGGGCCCGCCGGTGCTGGCGCTCCTCATACTGGCGCTGCGCCAACTCGCGCTGCATCCCCAGTCGCATCAGTCGCTCACGGTGTTCTCGACGTAGTGAGGGCTCCATGGCGGTCATCGCAGCCGCCAGGTGAGCTGCGTCGAGCTCTTTCCACTGCATGGCGACCTGCATGGCCGCGGACACAATAGGGTCCTCATCAGGCGTCCACTCGGCGGGGAGTTGGTCTTCCCTGTTCACTGCTGGGCTCCTCCGCCGCCGCTTGTCACCGGACTGGCGTCTCCGCTAGCGCCCTCTGGGGGTGGGCCGAGGCGCAGGAATAGCAGCGCCAAGGTGTGGCTGATCGTGGAGGCCGTCTGCGCGGCCAGAAGCCGCCGCTCGTCGAGAGTCAAGTCCTCAATAGGCTCAAGCTCGGGCGCATCGGGATCTGCGTCCGGACCTCGTAGAGCAGCCTCCTGGGCAGCGAGGCTCCATTCTTCCCGTGTGACGTCCGGCAAGTGGGGCAGGTGGGGCAGCCTCCCGCGGTAGGACCGCCTCCACAGCGGCTGGAGGTCCTCCCGTGCGCCCCTCTTCGCGGCCTCTGCGCGGATTTGCCGCCGCCGGAGTTCCCACACAGCGCTTTCGTCGGAGGATCCGGGCCAACCATCCTCGCGGGCCACCTCCGCGAGGACGTCGATGTCCTCTACGTCCCGCTCAGGGCGCCTAACTTCCTTACGGATGTCTTTCTCGTCTCCGTCTCCCCAAGCGGGCACGCTCTCGTCTGGTGACTTGGGGATCCGGACGTCGGTTTGGGCCCTGCCCTCCGGGCCGTCGATGTAGCGATACCGCTCGATCTTCACTTCTTTGCCACGGAGCTTTGCCCAACCACGCAGGACCAGCTCCCGACCCCTGTTCCGGAACGACACCGCGCTCACCCCCCCGGGCCACGGCTCACGGCGGACCAACACCGTATCGGAGCATTCCCCGGAGGGCACGGGTTCAAGGGCGAAGGGCGCCGGCGGGCAGGGCGTGTACGCCTGCGCCGCCCGGGCACTGCATCGGCACTTCCGCCGGCGCCCACCTGTCCCCGCTCGGAACCTGGCCCACGCTACCAGCCCCCTGTGATCGAACTCCCCGGCCTGACCTGCGCGTTCGCCCCCACAGGGGCACTCCGCGGCGTGGCCTATCATGCTCCGCCGACCGAAACCGGAAGCACACGTTCCGCCAGGGGGCGACCTTGCTTGACCTCACCCACCTCGCCCTGCTCGGGCTGGCCGGCTACCGCGGCACACAGCTCGCCGTCCACGACACCATCCTCGATCCGGCCCGTGACCGGATCTTCGCGTGGCACGAGCGCCGCCAGGACTCCACCACGCGCACCGCCGCCGTCACCCTCATCTCCTGCGTCTACTGCATGGGCTGGTGGGTGTCCGGGGCACTGCTCGCCACCTACCTCCTGGCCGCTGGCGCGTTCGACCAGGACCCCCTGGTCGTCCACGGCGTGGAGTGGCTGGCCGTCGCCGGCCTGGCCGTCCTGCTCAACGGCCTGGACGACATGCTGGGCCGGGTGCACGCATGACCGCCCGTACCCGCCCGCGCGGTGAACTCACCGCCTCCGCCGCCCGCTACACCGCCCGCCGCCTGCGCACCAAGCCCGTCGACGGCTCATGGCAAGAGCGGGCGTGGCTGTTCTACGACGAGACGCCAGAGGTCCGGTTCGCCGCCCGCTGGTACTCCAACGCCATGGGCCGGGCCCTGCTGTTCGCCGGCCGCCGGGACGAGAAGGGCAAGGTGGTGCCGCTCCCGGCCGGACACCGCGCCGCCGAACTGGTCGCCGAGATCGCCGGCGGCCCGGACGGCCAGGCGCAGCTCCTGGGAGGCTTCGGCCCCCACCTGACCATCGCGGGCGAGGGGTGGATCATCGTCCGCCCGAAGGAGGACAGCCGCGGCAACGCCCTGGGCGCGGACTGGCGTGTGCTGTCCACCCAGGAGGTCAAGCAGCAGGGCACCAAGCTGGTGGCCGAGATCGACGGGGAGGAGGTGGCCATCCCCGGGGCGGAGGACGAGAACGCCCCCCTGGACACCGAGGACCCGGTCGCCATCCGCGTGTGGGAGAGCCACCCCCGCCGCCACCTGGAGGCCGACAGCGCCGTACGGTCCGCCCTCGGCCTGCTGGAGGAACTCAAGCTTCTCAACGCCGCCGTGGCCGCCATCGCCCGCTCCCGGCTCACCGGCCGCGGCATCGTGCTCGTGCCCCAGGGCACCAAGTTCCCCACCACCCCCAACCAGGGCGACGAGGAAGACGACCTGATCGATGTCCTGATGACGGTCGCCGAGACCGCCTACAAGGAACCCGACAGCGCCGCCGCGACGGTCCCGATCATCCTGGAAGTCCCCGCCGACCAGATCCCCAACATCAAGCGCCTGACGTTCGAGAGCGACTTCGACACCCTCGCCATCCAGTTGCGCGAGGAGGCCATCCGCCGCTTCGCCAACGGCCTGGAAGTCCCGGCGGAGATCCTCCTCGGCCAGGGCGACATCAACCACTGGGGACAGTGGGCGCTCAAGGACGAGGCCATCACCCTCGGGGTGGAACCCAAACTCGCCACCGTCACCCACGCCCTGACGACCCAGTACCTCCAGCCGCTCCTGGAGGCCGAGGACGTCGCGGACGCCCTGGACTGCCTGGTCTGGTACGACACGAGCCCCCTGCGCGTACGCACCAACCGCGCGGAAACCGCCCTCAAGGTCCACGAGGCAGGCGCCATCTCGGACGCCGCGCTGCGCCGGGAGACCGGGTTCACCGACACGGACGCCCCCACCGAGGAGGAGCGCCGCCGCCGACAGGGCGAGCAGGCACCGGACGGCCAGCAGCAGAACCAGCAGCTGCCGGTGGACGAGTCCAACGCCGAGCCCGAGCAGCCCACCACCGACCCCGCCGAGCAGGGCCCAGGCGACCAGACCGCCGCCACCGTGCCGGTGGACGTCGCCGCCCTGCGGTACCAGACGGTCCTGGCCGCCATCGACGGCGTGATCCACAACGCCATGTGCATGGTCGGCGAGAAGATCCGCGTCAAGCCAGCCTGCCCCCGCAGCGAGCGGGGCCGGTCCCGGGAGATCGCACCCGGGGAGCTACACACCCACTTCCCCGTCTCGGACGAGCAGGTCGACCAGTGGCACCTACTCATCGGCGCCTGGGACCGCGTCCCGGAGATGGCCCAGCGGTACGGGTTCGAGGCGGAATGCCTCATCGACACCCTGGACAACTACGCCCGCGCCCTGATCGCCGCCCGCATGAAGCACACCTATGAGGAGACCGTGCGCCTGCTGCGGTCCTCCTGCCTGCGGCTGGCGGCATGACCACCCCGCCACGCCCGCCGACCGAGCCGCGCCCGGCCGAGGTCAGCGCCTCGGCGGCCAACGTCACCGCCGAATGGTGCAGCAGCTGCAAGGCGTACACGCTCCTGGCCGGGGAGATCGTCCTGCTCACCCAGGACGGCGTGGCCACGGTCGGCTACTGGGCGTGGTGCGAGACCTGCGACCCCCCGGAGGTATCCCGTGTCGGCTGACCACTGCCCGGACCACGTGGAGCGCCTGGACCTGTGCCCCCAGTGCCAGGGCCTGACCGTCACCGGCATGACCCGCCTGACCGGCGTCACCGACGTCCGCATCGACGGCCCGGCCGGCTCCCTCAAGCTCAACGGCCCCGTGGTCATGTACCTGGGCCCCGTGGAGCCGTGCCCGAACAGGGCGGCCCTCGAGGAAGGAGCTGCCCGCGATGTGTAACCCGCCCGAGCCCGCCACCGAGCACACCCCGGAGCTGTGGGGGCACTCCGCCTCCGCCCACCGCGTACACGGCTGGTGCGCGGACTGCCCAGGCCACGACCTGGCAGAAGAGACGGTGGCCTGGCGCGTACGGGAGAACCGCCGCCACGACGCCGAGCAGGCCGCGCTGGCCGCCTCCGCCGCCAACCGCAACACCGTGGACCTGGCCGCCACCCATGACCACCTGTGCCCCGTGTGCGGCCAGGAGGCCCTGACCGTCGTCCGCGTCGCCCTGGTCGGCGACAGCGGAGAGCAGCGCCCGGCCGGCGGGTGGGCCCACTGCACCGCCTGCGACGCAACACCCCACCCCACGCTGGAGGAGCCCGACCGTGGCTGACACCACCGAGACCACCCCCAACGGGAGGCCCCCGGAGCGCACCGCGCCGCCCGGACACAGCCTGATCGCCCACCAAGTGCACGGGTGGTGCAGCAAGTGCCCGGACGTGGAGCTGTGGGAGGAGCTGCTGGCCTGGCGCCAGCGCGAGCGCGCCCGCGTGGACGACGCGCCGTTCACGGACCGCGCCCCGGAGCCGTCCCCGGAGGTGACGCGCCATGGATGAGCTGGAGGAGGCCCTGGCCGCGGCCGAGGAGGACGTAGCGGCCGAAGTACGAGCTGTACTGGAGGAGGTGGCGGAGGAGTTCGCCGCCGCCCTCGATGGCGCCACGGAGCTGGTGGCCGCCCGGTTCTCCGTCTCCCGTATCGGGGCGATGTTCCGCCAGCGGGTGCCGCGCCTCGTGCGCCGCCTCCTGGGCGTCACCGAGCAGGCCGCCGAGTCTGCGGCCGGCCAGGTGGACGCGGAGCTGCCGGACGGGTGGGACGACCTGCCCGGCCGCCAGGACCGCGGCGAGGAACTCCCCGACGGCATCGGCCAGTACGTCGACAGCACGGAACACCTGCTGCGCGCCGTGGGCGACCGCCTCGCCGAGGTGGCCGTGCGCGAGCTCGCCGCCGGCGTGGAGGCAGGGGAGGACCTGGAGGCCCTGCGCGCCCGCCTGCTCGCCGTGTTCGCCCGCGAGGGGGCGCAGCTCGGGGAGGGCCGGGAAGCGCTGATCTCGACCACCGAGGCGGCCCGCGCCTGGAACACCGCCACCCTGGCCGCCGCCCAGGCCCTCACCGGCCCGGACCGGCCGATCGTCAAGCAGTGGCAGACCCGCCGCGACACCAAGGTGCGAGACGCCCACCATGACGTGGACGGGTTCGTGCGCCTCCTCGACGACGCGTTCGAGGTGGCCGGCGTCGACATGCAGCACCCCGGCGACCCGAGCGCACCCCCGGCCCTGGTGTGCAACTGCCGGTGCATCCTGCGCCTCCAACACGCCCCGGACCGCAGCGCCTCCGCCCTTGTAATCCCAGTCGCCGGACCGAGTGACGCTTTCGAAACCACGGCGGCGGCCACCGAGCACACCGGTGCCATGATCGCCCTCGTCCCCAGCGCCGCCGACGTGGAGCGCCTGGCCCTCGACAACGGAGAGCCCGCGGAGGAGCTGCACTGCACCCTGTGGTTCCTCGGCACCGCCGCCGACTGGACCGAGGACCAGCGCAACGAGCTGATCGCAGGCGTCCGCGCCCGGGCCACCAGCCTGGCCGGTCCCGTGCGGGCGGTGTCGTTCGGCGTCAACCACTGGAACCCGTCCAGCCCAGACCCCGCCTGGGTGTGGGCCATCGGCGACGACGCCGACGCAGGCGACGAGGACCCGACCCTGCACGAGGCGCGCGCCGTCGCCCAGGACGCCCTGGAGGACGGCCATAACAACCCGGACCTGCCCCGCCAGCACACCCCTTGGGTCGCCCACACAACCGCTGCCTACACCACGGAGACCTGGCCCTTGGAGGCCATGGCCGACCGCCTGGGCCCGCTCACCTTCGACCGTATCCGCGTCGCGTTCGCCGGCGAGGTCACGGACATCCCACTCGGCCCCGAGGAGGAGCCACCCATGGACAACCCCACCGACGAGGCCCTGACGGCCGCGCTGCCGGTCCGCACCTGGAGCACACCGGACGGCGCCGCCCTGGCCTACGAGAACACCGAGACCGGCGACGGCCGGATCTTCGCCCCCGGCGCCCTGTACTGGGAGAGCGGCCCCTGGCCCCTCCAGTACGCGGAGGAGATGGGCATGGGCCACGACGGCGCCGAACTCGCGGGCGCCATCGAGAAGTACGGCCGCGACGGGGACCGCATCACCGGCAACGGCGTCCTCTACCTCTCCCAGCGCGCCGGATACGACGCCGTGACCCTGCTGGAGCAGGAGGCCCCCCTCGGCGTCAGCGTGGACCTGGACAGCGTCGACGTGGAGTTCGTGGACAAGACGCTCACGGAGGACGAGGACGGTTTCCTGGTGCTCGCGGCCTCCCTGCCGTACGCCAGCGTGCTGCGCCTGGCTGACGGCGGCTGGCTCATCAGCGCCGCCACCGCCGTGGAAGCCACCGCGGCCGGGACCGCCCTGACGCGCCGCCAGCACCTGGCCCAGATCATCACCGGCCCGGACGGACGGCTGCCCGCCAAGGCCCTGGCCGCATTCGACGGCACCAGCCTTCCCAAGCTCACCGCCGCCGCAGGCGACCCGGATGATGAGGACGGCGTGGTCCTCCACTCCGAGCAGGCCGGGGACTTCCTCATCCGCATCACCAAGGCCCGCGTGCGCGGCGCGACGCTGGTGTCCATGCCCGCCTACGACCAGGCGCGCATCATCCTGGACCCGCCCGAGACCAGCGAGGACGCCATCGCCTCGCTGAACGCCGCCATCACGGCCGCCGCGTCCGCCCCGGGGGAGACCCGCCAGCGCGTCATCCGCTACGTGCGCACCTGCCCGGACCCCGTGGGCGCCGGCGAGGTCGCCAAGGCCTTGGGTATCACCGTGGAGACCGCCCGCAAGCACCTGCGCGCCGCCTTCAAGGACGGCCACCTGGTGCGCCTCGCCGCCGGCCTGTACGTCGGCGCCTCCACCATCCCGGAGGGCCCGCCGCCCACCACCACCGACGCCATGGCCGCCGCGGTGGTCGACGCCGAGGACGCGGCCCTGACGGAGCTGGTGGCCTCCGCCTGGACCGCCATGCGCGACCTGCCGCCCATGCCCGCCGCCTGGTTCGCGGAGCCCACCGACGAGGAACTCCCTCCCGGCAGCGGCGGCGTGCACTACGCCGACGGCCGGATCTACGGATGGGTGGCCCAGAGCGGCGAGCCGCACGCAGGGTTCGCCAACCGGCGCGTGACGATCGAGTCCCTGGGGGAGATCGACACCAGCCACTTCCTGCGCGCCCGCTTCAAGTTGGACAACGGGCAGACCGTCAAGGCCGGCGCCTTCACGATGAACGCCCCCCACAGCCGGGACGGCGCGGAGTGCAACGACGTGGCCTGCCAGTTCGACGACTCAAGGACGGTCGCCGGCATCGTCACCGTGGGCATGAACGAGCGCGGCATGTGGTTCTCGGGCGCAGCCGCGCCGTGGCTGTCCGACTGGGACCGCACCGTGTTCATGGGGTGCCAGCCCAGCTATCACATGAAGAAGGGCCCGGGCGGCCGGTGGGAGCTGCGCGCGGTGCTGTCCGTCCCGGTGCCCGGCCACTCCTCGCCGCTGCTCGCCTCCGTCGTGGAGCGCGGCAACCTCGCCCTGGCCGCCAGCGCGGCCGCCGTCCTGGACACCTCAGCGGACACCGTGCTGGACATGTCCGCGGACACGTCCGGACACCTAGCCGTCCTGTCCGCGGGCACCCTGGCTGACCTGCCTGGACAGCGTCCGGACACGAGCGGCCGACACGTCCCGGACACCCCGGCCGCCCTGCTCACCGACCCGGCGTTCCTTGACGGCCTGTCCGCCGCGCTGGCCCGCCGGGACACCGAACGGCGCGCGGAGGTGGAGGCCATGGCGGCCGCCGTCCTCGCGCCCACCACCACCCACCCGAAGGGGGACGCGTAACCATGGGATGCGCCTGCAACCAGCGAGGCCGTACACAGTTCGAGGTGACCATGGAGGCCGGCCGCGGCCGCGTCGCCTTCACCAGCGGCAGCAAGCCGACCGCCACCACCGTGGCCGGCCGCTACCAGGGCAGCGCCGTACGCATCAAGGGCACCGACGAACTGGTGCACCACACCGAGGCGTACGAGGTGGCCAAGGACGGCGGCAAGGGCGCCGTGGTGTTCGCCCACTCAGACCAGGCCCAGGCCGTCGCCCACGCCCAGACCCTGGAGGGCTCGGTGGTCCGGGAGGCCGAGAGCGGCACGATCATCCACCCCGGCCCGGCCAACCTCACCAAGGCCGAACAGGCCGACGTCACCCCTGCGGGTACTGTCTGACCTGCGCGGGCGCCCGTACGTTCGACCACGAGTAAGCCCCCGCGACGGCAGCCACCGTCCGGGGGTGTGGACGACTACGAGGAGTCGACATGCAACAGCGTACGTGCGCCCTGGCGGCCACGGACGGCCCCTGCGGGAAGGTGTACCGCAAGGGCTGGTGCAGGAAGCACCACGCCCGGTGGGAGCGCACCGGGGACCCGCTCACCATCCGCAAGCGCGGCAAGGGCGCCCTGCTCGCCGAGCTGCACGCCGCCGCCAAGGCGACGACGGACCAGTGCATCATCCTGACCACGCCCAAGGGCCGCCGCCCAATGGGCCAGGTCGACGGCAAGCTGATGTACGCCTCCCGGTGCGTGTGGGTCATCGCCAACGGCGACCCCGGCGACCAGCACGTGCTCCACACCTGCCACCGCGGCGAGGAGGGGTGCATCAACATCCGCCACCTGTACCTGGGCGACAACGACCGCAACGTCGCGGACATGGTCGAGGCAGGGCGTAGCACCCGCGGAGAGCGCAGCGGCATGCACAAGCTGAAGGCGCATCAGGTGCACGACATCCGGCGGCGCATCGAGGCCCGCGAGCCGTACGCCAGCATCGCGGCCCGCTACGGCGTGAGCGCCTCCCTCGTCTCCCGGATCCGCAGCGGGAAGGTCTGGGGCTGGCTCCCAGACGACCAGCAGTAACAGCGCGTATGCTTACCTCGCCCCCTGGCTATGCTGGGGGGCGAAGTCGCTGGTTTAGGGCCGGGCTATCTCCGAACATATGGAGAAGCCGACCCATGGACTTCGAAATCCCCGAGGACGTCACCGCTCTCGATGACGAGGCCCTGGCCCAGGCCCTGGATGGGGCCCGCGCCGCATTCGCCGCCCTGTCCGGGCAGGACGTCATCGACGGCGATGCCATGACCCGCATGCGCGCCCTGGCCGCCTGCGTCGAGGACATCCGCACCGAGCAGACCGCCCGTGTGGAGGCCGCCACCCAGGCCGCCGCCGAGATCGAGACCCTGGCCGCCCAGGTGCGCGGCGAGCAGGCCAACCCGCAGGTGCCCGCCGCCCCGGAGGGCCAGGAGCCCGCCGAGCCCGTCGCCGCCACGGAGCAGCCCCCCGCCGCCCCGGCCGCCCCCGTGCAGCCGGCCGGGCAGCCGGAGGCCGAGCGCACCGCGTCCGCCGTCGCCACCCGGCCCGCCCTCAACCTGCGCGCCGTCCGCCGCGCCCAGCCGCGCGTCCTGCCGGAGGCCCCGCCCCCGGGCACCACCCTCACCGCCGCCGTGGACGTCCCCGGCTACACCCCGGGCGCAGACCTCAACTTCGACGACGTGGTCCGCGGCATCAACTCCCGCGCCACCGCCCTCAAGACGGCCGGCGGCGGCGTGGGCCAGGTCATCAGCTACCACCACCCCTACGGCAGCGACGTCATCGTCACCGACTCCTCGTCGGCGCCCGAGGGCACCACGGTGGCCATGACCGCCTCCAGCCAGTCCCGGCTCCCCCAGCAGGACCTGGTGGCCAGCGGCGGCTGGTGCGCCCCGTCCGAGACGCTCTACGAACTCACGGACACCAGCTGCCCGGACATGCTGTGGGACGCCCCGGAAATCCAGCTCGCGCGCGGTGGCCTGCGCTACTACAAGCCGCTCAGCCTGGACGTGTCGGCGATGACCTGGGTGCACACCGAGGCGGACGACATCGCTGGCAACACCAAGCCGTGCTTCCGCATCCCCTGCCCGGACCCGGTGGAGGTGCGCTGTGACGCCGTCGGTGTCTGCCTGGAGGCGGGCATCCTGACCCAGCGTCATTTCCCGGAGCTCATCGCCTGGTACCTGCGCAACGCCATGGTGGCGCACGAGATCCGGCTGCGTCAGGTTCTCTTCGCCAAGGCCCTGGCCACGGCCACGCCAGTGACCGTGCCTCAGTCCATGGGTGCCCTGTCCGCGGTCTTCGCCGCGGTCGCCCTGCAGAGCGCCGACATGATCGAGCGTCACAGCCTGTGCGACAGCACGGCCCTGGAGGTCGTGTTTCCGTGGTGGTCGCGGAACCTGTTCCTGGCGGACCTGGCGCGCCGTAACGGCTGCTGCCCGTCCGAGGTGTCCTCCCAGGACGTGCAGGACCTGTTCAGCCCGCTGGGCGTGCGCATCCAGTGGGCGCGCGGCCTGGCCCCGGCCGTCCCCACCGACATCGGCGCCGCCACCCCGGCCGTCGACTGGCCGGCCACGCTCAACTTCCTGATCTACCCGGCCGGCTCTCTGGTCATCGGCCGCGGCGAGGACGTGAACCTGGGCGTGATTCACGACAGTACGAAGTTCTCCACGAACGACTACACCGCGCTTTTCGCTGAAGAGTGCGTGGCGCTGGTGGACCGCTCCGTCGACACGCGAGTCGTGACCGTGCCCGTATGCCCCACGGGTGAGACCGGCGGCCAGACCGTCCTGGCCTGCCCGATCGCCTGACGCCCTCCGGCACCCACAGACGCGCGTGCCGGGCCCGTGAACCCTGAGCACAGGCCCGGCACGCGCCCTCACACCATGACTGGAGGTGCGTGATGCCTGCTGGACTGCGCCAGACCGTGCAGGGCATTTCGGGCACGCCGCTCCCGCACGGCATCCTCGGCGCCTCGTGCTCGACCGTCATCGACGTCACCGAGGACAGCATCCACGAACTCAACGGCGTGGAGTGGCTGGCCATGGGCTGCTGCCCGGCGAGGGACTGGCCGGACCCGTGCGAGGACCCCTACCCGGAGCGCCCACCGAAAAGGAGTTCTGCCGCCCCGAGACCGAGCACGCCACGCCCATCACCGTGTACGCCGGCGCGGAGTGCTCCGCCCCCGGGTTCTCCTATGAGGAGGCCCGCGCCCAGGCGCTCGCCTCCCTCGCCCTGGGGGAGCAGCACGCGGTGGAGGCCGGGTTCATGCGAACCAAGCTCACCCAGGACGCCCTGGACATCACCCCGGCAGAGGGCCCGCTGTCCATGGCCCAGGGCGTGGCCGCGCTGGAGGGCTGCCTGGCCGAGAACTACGGCGGCGTGGGCACCCTGCACGTCCCCGCCGGCGCCGCGGCGCTGCTCGGCTGCTGCAACATCCTGCGGGAGGACCCCGCCACCGGCACCCTGCGCACCCTCGTGGGCAACTGCGCCGTCATCGGCGCCGGTTACTCCTACCTCAACCAGGGCCCGGGCAACATCCCCGCCGACCCCGGGACGGCATGGCTGTACATCACCGGGCCCCTGGTCATCCGTCGGGGCCCGATCGACGTGATCCCGGACCGCGGCCGCGCCTCCGCCTCCGTGAACATCCGCAACAACGACCGCCGCGTGCTGGCCGAGCGCACCTGGCTGGTGGGCACGACCTGCACCATTTGCGCGGTGAACGTGAGGGTCTGCGAGTGAGTCAGGACATGATCCGAGTCAAGCCCGAGCGGTCCCGGCTGGTGGCGTTCGCGCGGTGGGCGACCGCCCAGACGCCCAAGGTCGGCACCATCGGCCTGGGGGAGTTCGGCGTCCCTGCCGGCCTGTTCGTCCACACCCCCGAGGACGTGCTGATCGGCGCCCTGGTCGACGGGCACCGGTACGTGTCCCCGGCGGAGGACGCCGCCCGTGAGGGGCGGCTCCTCAGCTGTGGTCTCTGCTACGTGGAGAACGGCGAGGAGGTACACCCGCACCCCGAGTGCACAGCGCACCCCGCTGGGACACAGGAGCTGCTGGGCGTCGCCGACCCGGCCGCGCTCACCCCGCCCGTACCGATGGGCAACCCGGAGGCGGACGCCGCGGCCATGGTCGCCGCCACCAGCCCCGAGACGATCCAGGCCGCCATGGACGCCGTCCTGATCGCCACGGACCTGGCTGCCAGCAACGCCGCCGCCGCTGGAGGGGACGGCAGCGACCCGAGCGACCCGGGCCCGGACTACGCCCCGCTGGAGGACGCCCCAGCCGGCGACGAGGACGACGGCGACGGGTGGCCGTGCGACCGGTGCCCGCGGTCCTTCACCACCGAGCGCGGCCGGGACTCCCACCGCCGCCAGGTCCACAGGGAGGACTGACGGATGCGCCTACTCCACCCAGGCCCGGCGCTTGCGGTTCACGATGCGACTGATGCGCGGCTGGCTGACTCCGAACTGGGCCGCGATGACCTTTTGGGGCGTTCCCCCCGCTGCGAGCGTTCGGATCACGGGCACGTCGGCGTCCTCGATCTTCAGGTTGGGCTTACTGCGGCTGGCCACGGCTCTGGTCGGCTTGCGCCCCTTGGCCATGCTGTCGTGCAGGTTGGCCGCCGCGTCTCCCTCCCACAGGCAACCAGAGTTCACGCACGCCGGGTTGTCACACCGGTGGCACGCGAACATGTCGACGCCCAGCGGCCTGCCCAACTTGTCCTCCAGGACGAGGCGGGTAACGCGGGTCATCCTCCGTTGGATCTTCACGGTGGGGTAGCCGTCCGCGTCGGCCGCGAACCGGCCGTCGTTGATCCTGCACCCCTCGGCGTTAGGGGGGATGGCGAGCGCTGCGGCGAGCACCTCGGCCCGTGCCCGCTTGGGGACGGACCGGCGCCCGTTCGGGTCCAGTCCGCCGTGACGGTCCTGCCACGTCGCGCACGGGTGGCACCAGCCGCGTCGCGCAATGCGACGGCTGCACTTCACACCGTCCGCGAATACCACAGGGCAGGTACTAGCGTCGGTCACGTCGACTCCTCATCAGTCGGCCATGCCCCCGGGCGGTGCCAGCCGTCGCGGGGGTCTCTGTATGCCCATTATGAGTGCTTTTGCCGCCAAGGGGGGTGCCTGTAGTGGCAGTTCAGCCTTTGCCGTGTGACGACGGCGGGACCGGCACACCAGGCGCCTGCTCCTGCTCGCCGTCCATCGCCTCCGCCCCGCTGTGTCGGGCGGACGGCACCACCGTGCTCCTGGTCCTGCGCTCCGGCTGCGTGGCGTGCGGCCAGGCGGCCACGGATCCGGCCGTCGTCGGCTGGATCGACCCGCTCACCGGGGTGCTCACCCCGGGCGCGGCCCCGCCGGACGCCGGCCCCTGCTCCATGGGCTGCTCCTGCTCGCCGTCCATCGCCACCACACCCCTGTGCCGGGCAGACGGCACCACCGTGCTCCTGGTGGTGCGCAACGACTGCGCGGACTGCGACACCCCCGCCCCCGACCCCACGGTGGTGGGCTGGCTGGACCCGCTCACCGGCGTGTTCACCCCGGGCGCTGCGCCGGCCGACGCCGGGCCGTGTGACCCGGGCTGTGTGGACACCGTCTGTCGGCAGCTCTGCGACGACACCGATGGCGACGGCCAAGCGGACGCCACCTATTCGGAGCTGTGGTGCATCAAGGCGGACGGCTCCGCCTCCCTCGTCCTCACCTACCAGGACGACCCCTCACAGCCGTACACGCCCGTGGCACCGGTCGACTGCACGTATGGCTGCCCCGAGACCGAGACCGTCACCCTGTGCGATGCCTCCGGTCCGTTCCTGCGCCGCTTCACCTGGCTCGCCGGGGTGGGCACGTACGAGGACGTCGCCCTGGACGGCCAGACACCGTACGTCGTCAACGGCACCGTTGGGGTGTGCGCCGGCGACGGCGGCACCCCGGGCACGCCGTGCGCCGAGCAGACCACGCCGGCCGCCACGCTCGGCCTGTGCCTGGCGGACGGCACACCGATCGCGGTCATCCTCACCCGCGACTGCGACGGCACGGTCACCCAGGACGGATGGCTCAACCTCACCACCGGCACCTACAGCACTGGCGCGCCCCCGGCCGGGGCCGCCGCGTGTGGGGACTCCCGCGCCTTCGAGCTGGCCGGGCTGCTGTGCGACGTCGACCCGGCAACCGGCGACGTCCTCGGCCTGGTCCTCGTCGAGTACGAGTACAACCCGGACGGCAGCCTCGCCCACGTGCGGCTCGTGGACCCCGGCACCGGCACCACGTACACCCTGCAAGGGGAGCTGCGCTACTGCCCGGCCGGGACCGCCGCGGCGGCCGCCGACCTGGACCTCACCGTGCTGTGCGACGTCCAGGCAGACGGCACCGCCGTGCCGTTCGTGCGGGACTACCGGCGCGACCCCACCACCGGCCAGATCAACGGGCACACGGACTACGGCCTGGACGGCACGCCGTACACCCCGACCGGCACCGCTGGCGTCTGCTCCCCGCAGGCGGAGCCGTGCCGCAACGCCAGCACGCTCCTGCTGTGCGACCTGCCCACCGACGGGACACCGGCCCCAACCGTCACGGACACCCCCGGCGGGCCGTACTACCCGTACACCACAGGGGTGGCCACCCCGGGGGCGCAAGCCCTATGGGACGGCGGCCCGCTGAACCTCCCGGCCGCGGCAGGCCCGCAGCCAGGCACGGGGGGCACCGTACGGACCGCTGCGGCGGTCATCCAGGCCCCGCGGCCCGCCTGTGACGCCGGTACCGCGCACGTCACGGTGCAGGTCGACGTCACCCAGCTTGGCCCCGACGCCGGATGCCGAGCCACCGGGTTCCTCGGCCTATACAACGGCCCCGGCGACGCCAACCGGGTAGCTCTCGCACTCGCCCCACCCGACACCCCCGTCGGGTGGGCCGGAACGCTGACCGCCGAGGCCGACGTCCCGGCCGCCGACCTCGCCGCCGGGAACATCGTCGTCGTGGTCGCGTTCGACGCCTACGACGACAGCGGCGCCACCTGCCCACCCCCGCGCCACACGGCCTGGCAGCTGTCCCAGTTCGACGCCACGGTGGTCTACGACCAGACCGGATGCGCGCCGCAGTTCCTCCGCAGCATCACCACCGACTGCGAGACCGGCGCTGTCACCGCCGTCACCGACACCACGCTGGACGGGCAGCCGTACACGGTCACCGGGCAGCCCGGCCAGTGCACAGCAGCCGGGGGCGGTTCCTGCTGCCCCGAGCAGCCGTGCCCGGCGCAGACCGTCATCGAGGCATGCCGCTGCGACGACACCGACGCGGACGGCCTGCCCGACGTCGGCTATGTGGAGCTGCTCGCCGTCGACTGCTCCGGGGCCGTCACCAGCCTGGGCACCTACACGGACGGGCTCACCGGCCCGTACACGCCCGTCTCGCCGGTGGACTGCAACGCCCTGGGCGACGAGGAGGGCGCAGAGCCAACTTTCGGCGCGCAGGCCCACCGGGTGGAGCTCGCCGGCGCTGCCTCCTGGAGCGCCGCGGCGTGGCCGACCCTCCAGTCAGTGACCGCCGTCGCCCACGGCGGCACCGGCACTATCACCACCGCTGACGGCCCCTCAACCCTGCACCAGGGCGAGGCCGCCACCTGGAGCATCGCGCGGGACGAGGATGCCCGCCTCACCGGACCGCTCACCATCGCGGCGAGCACCGGCACCGTGACCGTCACCTTCACCACCGGAGTGCAACTGTGAGTGGATGCTGCGGGCAGGGGCCCGTCATCGTCAGCCAGGCCGCGGCAGCGACCGCCCGCGTGGACGTGGAGCCGCTGCTCCTGTGTGACGTGCTCCCGGACGGCACGATCGCCGGCCTCGCACAGGTGGAGTCCGTCTACCACGCGAGCACCGGCGCCCGGCTGACCACGCGCATCGTCAACCCCACCACCGGGGCGACCTACACCCCCACCGGTACGCTCGGCCTGTGCTCGCCGCCGGCCAACGAGTGCGCCCGGCAGATCACCCAGGTGACCCGCTGCGACGACACCACCGGCGACGGCATCGGCGACACCGAGTATGTCGAGGTGTGGTCGCTGGACCCGTGCGACGGTGGCGCGCCCCAACTGGTGGGTACGTACCTCGCCGGGGACTTCACGAGCCCCTACACGCCGACCGCGCCCGCCGACTGCCCGACCCAGACGCCGGACACCCCGGTCGTCCTGGGCACCGTCTGCTACGACGACGGCGCTGGCGGCACCGGCACGGCGGCCGTCCTCAAGTGCGCCGCCTGCGGGGACCCGGCCGTCACGTACCTCGATCTCGCCACCGGCGCCGTGCTGACCGCGCCGGCCATCGTGCCGTGCCCGGCCGCCGCGGACCGGACGACGCAACTCCTGTGCGACGTCCAGGCCGACGGCACCTCCTCCCCGTTCCTGCGCGCGTTCACCACCGACGACACCGGCACCACCACGGCGGACACGCTCCTCGACGGCACCACGGCCTACACACCGACCGGCACCGTCGGCGTCTGCCTGCCGGTCACCGACTGCGCCTCACCGACCACCCCGACCGCCACCATCGGCCTGTGCCTGCCGGACGGGACACCGATCGCCGTCACCGTCGTCCGCGACTGCGACGGCGTGGTCACCTCCGAGGGATGGATCAACCTCCAGACCGGCGCCTACAGCGCGGGCGCGCCGCCGGTCGGCACTGTCGCCTGCGGCAGCTCCCAGAGCGTTCAGGTCTCGGGAACGTTCTGCGACGTCCTGGCGGACGGCACGGTCGCCGGTCTGGTGCTGATCGAGTACAGCTACGCCGCGGACGGCACGATCGACAGCGTCCGCCTGGTCGACGCCACCACCGGCGCCACCTACACCCCGACCGGCACCGTCACCACCTGCCCGGCCGGCGTCGAGCAGCCGGAACAGGACGTCGTCCAGCTCTGCGACACGGCCGCCGACGGCACCGTCACCCCGATGGTCCGCGACTACCGGCGGGACGAGACGGGCGCCATCGTCGGGCACTCCGACTACCTCCTGGACGGCTCCCCCCACACGCCGACCGGCACCGTGGGGGACTGCCAGCCCGACCCACAGCCGGAGCGAGACCTGGCCGTCCTATGCGACGTCCAGGCGAACGGCAGCGTGATCACGTTCCTGCGCGACTACGCCCGGGATGCGGCCGGAACCGTCACCGGCCACGCGGACTATGCCCTCAACGGCTCTGCCCCGTACGCCCCGACCGGCACCGTGGGCGTCTGCCAGCCGTCGCCCTGCAAGGACTGCGAAACGCTGGTGCTGTGCGACGTGCCCACTGGCGCGCCGGTCACGATCACCGGGACCGCAACGTCCGGCACCCTGTCCAACGGCGTCGGCTGGACGGCGACGGACGCGGGCAACGGTACGGCGATGCCGGTCAACCAGAGCAACGCTGACGGCTCCTGGTGGGGGCTGCACTCCTTCCCCCACGCCGTCACCGCGGCGACCCGGTGGACGTTCTCCCGGCCCTCCATCGTGGAGTTCTCGGTCTACGTCCACTACTACGCGGGGAGCCCAGGCATCAGTTGGGCGCAGCTCCCCACCGGGCTGGAAGTCGTTTACCTGCCGGACGGCTACTCCTACAACTCGGCAACCGGGGTCCTGACCCGCACCGCCGATGGCGTACCGCCCGACCCCTGCTCGTATGTGACCACTCCGCAGGTCGCGGGGAGCGCCCGGTTCCGTACCTCTGGCGCCGTCACCTCCGTCACCACCGCACCGGCACCGAACAGCCGCGCGGCGGTGTGCGGCACGTTCCTCACCTACTGGGCCGGTGCCGTGTCGGTGCTCCCGGCCGGCCCGTTCCTGCGGCACATCTGCCGCTCCTGCGACGGCACCCCCACCATCACGGACACCCTCCTCGACGGCACCACCCCCTACACCGTGGCCGGGACCGCCGGGGTGTGCGAGCCGCCCGAGCCGCCCGAGCCGGAGTCCTGCTGCCAGCCGGCCCAGGTCTGCATCCAGCAGGACCCCACCCAGGAAGTCGAGTTCATCTCCAACGAGGCCCACCTCAACGACAACTCGGTGGACCCCGTATGGAAGTGGACGCCGGACATCAACGCGGCCAACCCGCCCTGGTACGACATGTACGAGTTCCAGTACTCGGGCGCCTGGTCGGTCACCGACTCCGACAGCGCACGCCCGGCCTGGTGGGTCTCCCCGCATCCGAACGGCGCCTCCGCGCAGTCGAGCCCGGCACAGCCGAACGAGGGCCCGTCGCTCCTCAGCACCCACTGGTTCCCGCGCGCCTACTTCGACCTGCCGGCCAACGCCGACCCCGCCACCATCCAGCTCCAGGCCACAGTGTTCAACGCCGACCAGATCGGCCGCGCGTTCCGGCTGAACAACGGTGCCTGGCAGAGCCTCCCGCCCACGGCCACGCACAACGGGACGACGTACACCTTCGGCCCCGCCACCATCCCGGGCGCGCAGGCCGGCCGGAACTTCCTCTACCTCGACGTCGAGGAAACCGTCGGCGGCGGATCCGGCCTGATGGTGCACCTGAAGGTCACCTATGAGGTCATCCCCGAGACTCGCTCCTGGACGCGGATGGTCTGCTGCGACGACACGATCTACTACCTGGACGAGGACGGGCAGCGCCAGGACGCCATCCCGGACGGCTGGCACCTGGCGCCCTGCGGCGGAGACGCAGGCAGCAGCACGCCCGCCTGCGCCAAGCAGGTGGTGGAGCGCTGCGGCTGCGACGACACCGACGGCGACGGCATCGGTGACGTCCAGTACACCGAGCTGTGGGCCGTCGACCCCTGCAACGGCGCCGCCCCGACCCTGCTGGGCGCCTTCCTCGACGGCGACCTCACCCAGCCGTACACGCCGACCGCGCCGGTCGACTGCACCGCGGCGGAGCTGCTCCCGGGGCCGCTGAGCACCGGCGTACGGGCCGTGACCGGAACCGCGGCGCAAAACATCGCGAGCAGCTTCCCCGGCGTCCAGAGCGTCAGCCTCACCGTGCTCGCCGGCGCGGTCAACGCCACCATGTCGGACGGCGCGGCGGTGCCGATCCCGGCCGGGGTCACGATGACGTGGTCCGTCGCCCAGGACAGCGACACCGCCCTCGCCGTGGCCTCCTTCGCCGGGGCGACCGCGGCAGCGAGCTACCTCCTGAACTGGACGTACCGCTGATGGCCGCCCCCTTTCCCCAGACCGCCGACCAGGAGGCGCTGATGAGCGACGACACGACCGAGACCACGCCAGGCCCGGCGCCCGGCCCGCGCTACTTCACGACGGAGGGCGAGGGCGTACAGGTCGTCTACCACCTGACGGACCCGGCGCCGTACTTCGAGCTGGGATACGAGGAGGTCGACGAGGCCGCCTATCTCGCGAGCCTGCCGGACCCCTCCGCCTCGCCGCTCCCCACAGCCCCGGACGGTGACTGATGGCGGGTAGCTGCTGTGGGTCAACCCGCGTCATCCCGCGCCTGGACCCGGCGCCGTGCAACGCGCTCACACAGGCGGCGGCCGGGCTCCTCGTGCCACGTGCCGAGGTCGCCGGGATCGCCCCCGGCGGCGCGGTCTCGGCGACGCGCTCGGTCGACGTGGACGTGCAGGCACCGGCCGCCGGTGCTTGCCCGCAGACCTGGACGGTCGGGGCGCGCCTCACCCCGGTCAGCGGTGAAGTGCTCGGGGCAGACGCGAACCTGCAAGCCGTTGCCTCCGGAACATGGGTGGCGACCAGTGCCCAGGTCGTGCTTCCCGAGGCGGGGACGTACGTCCTGTCCGCCGACTTCTATTCGCACATCGCCGCGACCACGCCGTGGGCGGTGGCGATCAACGCCCGGCTGTTCAACGTCACCGCTGGGGCACCCGTGCCCGGCACCAACCGGCGCATCCAGTTCGGCAACATCAACGATCCCGGTGGAGGCACGGTGATGGCGCTGCAGAACGCCGGCAGCCTCAACGCCTTCCTCACCGTCACCGGGCCGACGACGATCCGCGTGGAAGGGCAGCGGCAGTACGTCGGCTTCAACGACTCCACACAGGCGCTCCTCGGAGGGCCACGCCTCGGTTTCCTGAAGGTGAGCGACTGATGGCCGGTAGCTGCGGGCGTACGTACCGCGTTGACGCGCCCGTGGACCCTGCGCCGTGCAACGCCCTCACCCGGACGGCGGGCGGGCTCCTCGTGCCGCACACCGCTCTCCAGGGCATCGCCCCCGGCGGCGCGGTGTCGGCGCAGCGCTCGGTCGACATCGACGTGACGCCGCCTGCCGCCGGGGCGTGCCCGGAGACGTGGCAGGTCGGGGCGCGGCTCACTCCGGTCAGTGGGCAGACGTCCGGCGCTGTCGGCATTCAAGGTTCCCCTTTCGACACGTGGATTCCCGTCACCGGGGCGCAGCTGGTGCTGCCGGAGGCGGGTGTCTACGAAGTGATCGCCGACGTTCAAGGCGGCGTGATCATGAACGGCAGCGTCTCCAACGCGATCATCCAAGCCCGGCTGTTCGACGTCACCGCGGGCGCCGTGGTGCCGTCCACCGTGCGGACCATCCTGCTCTTCGCCGCGACACCCTCCGCCAGCGTCCACACGCTTCAAGCCACGGCCTCGGCCTCGGCGCTGTACCAGGTGGCAGGGCCGAGAACGATTCGAGTCGAGGGCCTGAAGCACGTCGACAGCGGAACCACGAGCGGTGAAGCCGTCTGGGCACAGAACTTCCGCTTCAAGAAGGTGGCCGACTGATGACGGGAACGGCCGCGAGCCTCAACCGGGTTGACGGGGCGTGGGCAGACTCGACCACGCTCAACTTCCTGCACACGCTCACCGGGGCACTCCGGGCGTGGGAGGCCATCCCCGAGGTGCCGTTGCTGACCATCCCGCGCGCCGGTGTCTGGGAGGTCAACTTCCAGGTGCGCGGCGTCGCGCTGCTCCCGGCTCCGGGCGCAGCGAACACCGACACGGGTGTCGTCGCCGGCATGTACAAGAACGGGGCTCTCGTTGCCGGTACGGAAGCGATGGTGATCTACCACAGCGAACTCGCGGGCGACCAGGGCAAGCAGATCCAGGCGACGGGCTCGCGGCAGTTCATGCACCTGTTCGCCGCCGGGGACACGGTGGGGCTCGGCGCCTATCGCCTCGGCACGTTCGGCAGCGCCGCGGTGGTCAGCAACGGCGACGGCCGCACGTACATCTCGGCCCACTGGGTCGCCCCGGAAGGAGACACCCCAGCATGACCGGAACCGCCGCCAGTCTCGACACCGGCGGTAGCGGCTTCGCTGCCCTACCGGCAGGCGTCGACCTCACGTCGGCCGCCTCCGGCGCATGGGTCAACCTCGGGCTGTCCCTCGCGCTGCCTACGGCCGGCACCTACCACCTCGACGCGGTCGTCCGGGGAAACATCGGCCGAATGGGCACGGGCGAGAACGCGCTCATCACCGCCCGGCTGTGGGACATCACCGCGGGCGCCATCGTCCCCGACAGTCAGGCCATCGTCGTACAGATCGCCGAGTTCGCCCCGGGTGCCGCGACCGCCTTGCAGTGGAACAGCTCCGCCGCGATCAGCGTCGAGTACAAGCCCACTTCGCCGAGGACGATCCGGCTGGAAGTCGCCCGAACCGACATCGCGGGGACGACTGAGACGGCCGGGATCGGTTCCGACACTCTCCAGCGCACCACCCTGCGATACGCGCGCGTCGCGTAGCCCCTCACCCCTCTTGGAGGTCCCCTCATGTCCGGTACCAGCGGCAGCGTTTCGGCGGCAGCGGCAGCCGATGCCGAGTACGAGATCCTGTGCGACGTCCAGGCCGACGGCACCAGCACGCCGTTCCTGCGGCACTACACCACCAGCGGCACCGGCGCCCCGGCCGTGTCGGACACCGGGCTGGACGGCACCACGCCGTACGCGCCGACTGGCACCGTCGTACGGTGCGGCACCAGCCCGTCCCCGCAGATCGACAGCACGGCGCAGCGGCAGACCGGCGTCGGGGCCGTCACCATCACGGCCGGCGCCCGCTCGGTGACGCTCCTGGTGTTCGCCGGCTCGCCCACGGTGGCGATCGGCGGAGGGGCGGCCGTGGCGTTCCCTGCGGGCAGCTCCGGCACCTGGTCCGTCGACCAGGGCGGGAAGAACGGCGAGAAGCTCCAGGACGCTTTCGTGTTCACCGGGGTGGCGGGCTCGGATTTCATCGTCCTGTCCACGCGCGAGCTGTAACCGCGGCTGATGCCCACGAACGGCACCTACACGCCGCCCTCACCGCGCATCGAGCGCGCGACCGGGGTGACGGACGGCAGCGGGAACGTGACCTTCACCTGGCCCGCCGGGGCGTTCTCCGCTCCGCCTGTGGTGACGCACTCCATTGAGGCGGCGGCGGTCGGGGTGCGCACCGCGCGGATCACCGCGAACAGTGCGACGGCTACCACCTTCCAGGTGCTCGTCACGACCGGCGTGACCGTCCTCGGGATCAGCGTCCTGGGCCCCGGTGTCGCCGCGTCCGGGGTCACGGTGCACGCCCACGCCGTCGCCCCATAACCCCCATAGACTCACCTGGAACGCCGCTGGTTTAGGGCCGGGCGCCTCCTCCACCCCTTCACGAGGAGCACCCCCATGGGCAAGTGCTGTGGCCTGAGCCCCTGCAACTGCCGCGTGACCGCCGGGTCCGGCGTCACGGTCAACGGCAACGGCTCGCCAGCCAACCCCTACGTCATCAGCGCCGACTCGGCCACGCCAACCGCCGTGCAGGCAGCAGATACCCCCACGGTCGACACCACCGTCAGCGGCACCGGCACGGCCGCGGACCCGTACGTCGTCAGCTCCGCCGTCATCCTGGACCCGGTCCCGCCTGGTGGCGGCAGCAACCTCGCCCACGCCGGGCCGGACGGCATCTATGTGGAGTGCGCGGACGTACGGCAGTGCATCTCCTCCGGGGACGGCGCAGCGTACGACCCGGCCACGGGCGTGGTGTCCGCGCGGGCCTCCACGGACGCGGGTAACACCGTGGTGTTCGGCTCGGACGGTGGCCTGTTCTCCGCTGGCGGAGGCGGCGGTGCCCCCACGGTCGTCCAGGCCGGGGACACCACCACGGCGGACAACACCGTGACGGGTACCGGCGCGGCCGGCGACCCGTACGTGGTCACCACCGACGTCATCGTGGACCCGGCCCCGCCCGCCGGGGGAATCAACCTGCTCAACGCCGGGCCCGATGGCCTGTACGTGGAGTGCGCCGACGTGCGGCAGTGCTTCTCCGCCGGGGACGGGGCGGCCTACGACCCGGCCACCGGGGAGATCAGCGCCCGCGTCTCCGGGGACGCCGGCAACCAGACCACCTTTGGGGCGGACGGCGGGATCTACACCCCCGCCGCGGCGACGGCGCTCGTGGCCGCCGACACCCCCACGGTGGACGTGACCGTGACCGGTACCGGCACGGCCGCCGACCCCTACCAGGTGGCCGCCGCGGTAATCCTCGACTCCACCCCGCCTGGCGGTGGCAGCAACCTCCTGGAGGAGGGCCCGGGCGGGCTCTACGTGGAGTGCGCCGACGTGCGGCAGTGCTTCTCCGCCGGGGACGGCGCCGCGTACGACCCGGCCACCGGGGAGTTCTCCGCGCGCCTGTCGACCGATGCCGGCAACACCGTGGCGTTCGGCGCGGACGGCGGCCTGTACTCGAACGGCGGCACGCCCACGGCGCTCCAGGCCGCGGACACCCCGACGCTCAACGCCACGGTGACCGGCACGGGGGCTGCGGGGGACCCGTACATCGTCTCTGGGGACGTCGTGGTCGCCCCGGAGCCCAACGGCGTGGAGGCGGCCGCAAACGGGCTCCTGGTGGCCCCCAGCGCGGACACCGGGAACCGGTTGGCGTTCGGCGCGGACGGCCGGCTGTTCGTGCCGCCGGTCCCCCCGCCGGAGGTCGGCTGCGGCCTCCAGGGCGACGGCACCGCCGCCTCTCCGCTGGCCGCGTTTCCCATCGCCGGCTCCCAGCCGTGGACGGACGACTGGAACTGTGACCCGGTCGCCAACAGCACGCTGAAGTGCGACCCGAGCAGCGGAGCCCTGTGGACGCCGCCCGAGCACACCAACGCCGCCGTCACCGTCCAGCAGAACCACCCGCTCGGCGTGCCGACCATCGCCGTAACGGGCGGGTTCGTCCTCGTCGACTCCACCGCCTGGTCCGAAGGCGCCTACACCGCCGACAGCCTGAGCGCCTGCCGTGGCATCAGCTTCTCCACCCGGTTCACCGGCCACGTGGAACTCACCTGGCCGGCGAACGCTCAGTTCGACCTCGGGTATGCCGTGCAGATCAACGGCGGCGCCCTGGCCGTGCGGCAGACGCACAGCGTCCTCGCCAACGGCCCGGCCCGCCACGAGCGGTACAGCTTCGGCATCTCGCAGGCGACCGTCCTGCCCCCGCACACCGGCTACGCGGTGCGCGTCTACCCGGCGATCCGCGTGACGGCCGGCACCGTCACGATCAACCAGTGGATCACCGACACCGACCTCATCGCCATGACCCGGTAAGGAGCCCTGACCGTGCGCTACTTCCTGCACAGCAACGGCGGCTGGCTGACCGTCAGCGGCGACGCCGACGTGTTCAACGTCGTGCCCGACGGCTACCGCGAGGTGACCGAGGCCGAGTACAACGAGGCGGCCGGCGTCATCATCGTGGAGCTGCCGACCGGCAACGACGGCGACGGCGACCAGTCGGCCGTCTGAAAGCTGCCTGCTCGCAGCCGGGTTCCAGGGCCCGGCCGCAGCTAAACTGAACTCGCCGCTGGCTTCGGGCCGGGCAACATGTCGCTGGTTGAGGGCCGGGCTTCCTGCACGTAGGAGGCACGGCATGTCCTGCCCGCTCATCGCGAACGCGGACGTCATGCGCATCACCCGGGTTGACCAGTGTGGCAACCCGATCCCCGGCCCCGACAACGGCTATGTGTTCGACTGCTTTTCGAGCCTGGCCATGAACAACAACTCCGATGACGGCGATGACATCGAGTACAAGGCCGCCAACGGCCGGGTCTGCGGCTTCAAGAAGGGGTGCCCCACGTTCAGGGGGTTCGACCTGGAGCTGAACGTGTACTCCGTCTCTCCGGAGCTGATCGAGATCCTGACCGGCAACCCGGTGGTGCTCGGGTTCGACGGCAAGCCGATCGGTTTCGACACCTGCTCCGTGAAGTGCGACACCGGTTTCGCGGTGGAACTCTGGGCGGACGTCCTGGGCGACGCGTGTGTCGCGGGTGCCACGGGCCAGTGGATCTACTTCCTCCTGCCGTGGGTGTCCAACGGCCTGCTCGGCGACCTGGAGATCGGATCCGAGGCGGTCACCCTCCAGATCACCGGCTCCACCAAGACCGGCGGGAACTGGGGCGTCGGCCCGTACGACGTCCAGCCGGCGGACGCCGCCAACACCCCCGGCCCGCTCCTCACGCCGCTAGGCGCCAACTGCCACCGGCGCACGTTCATCACCACCGTCGCGCCCCCGGCGCCCTCCTGTGACTACGTTCCGGTCCCGGTCTGACCCAGTGGCCACCAGTGCAGCCGCGCGGCGCCTCGTCGCGCGGCTGCCGCGTACTCAGGAGGTGAGTCATGCCGCTCCAGACGACGGCGTGCAATCCGTGGCCGGTGGACCTGTGCTGCGACGTGGCGGGCGTGGAGGCGGCCACCCTGGAGCGGTGGCAGCGCGTGGCCACCCAGATCCTGTGGCGCTTGTCCGGCCGACGCATCGGCGTGTGCGACGTGACCGTACGGCCTTGCAGGCGGGCGTGCCTGGACTCCGGGCCGATCTCGTTCCAGGCCGGGGTGGGCACCGGCCCGTGGGTGCCGTACATCGGCGTGGATGGCGCCTGGCGCAACGCGTCGGTGTGCGGCTGCGCGCCGTCCGGCTGCTCCTGCTCGGAGCTGTGTGAGGTCAAGCTCGGCGGGCCCGTCCACTCCGTGGTGCGCGTCAACGTGGACGGGGTGGACCTGGTGCCGGGGGTGGAGTACCGGGTGGACGCGCCGAGCCTGCTCGTGCGCCTGGGCGGGGAGTGCTGGCCCACCTGCCAGGAGATGGCCGAACCGGAGTTCACGGCCGGGACGTTCACCGTGGTCTACCGGTGGGGCATCGAGCCGGACGACTCCGCCATCGCCGCGGTGTCGGAGCTGACCTGCCACCTCCTCAAGGGATGCGGCGGCACCGGCTCCTGCGGCTGCAAGGCCAACCGCAACGTCACCCGGCTGCAACGCCAGGGCGTGGAGATGGAGATGCCGGACCCCACCGTCTTCTACAGCTCCGGCCTGACCGGCCTCCCGCTGGCCGACCTGTTCCTCACCACGGTTAACCCGGGACGGCTCTCACGGCCGTCCCGGGTGTACTCCGTGGACTACCAGCGCCCACGAAAGGCGACGTGGCCATGACCTCAGTCAGCCAGCCAAGCCCACTTCTCGCGGCGGATGATGGCGCTCACGGTCGTCTGGTCGACGCCGTACTCGTCGGCCAGCCTTTGCTGGGTCACGACCCGCGGAACGTACCGGCGCCGGATCGCCCGCACGTCGTCCTCGGTCAGCTTGGCGTCGGGGCGGTCCTCGCCCCGGTTGCTCCGCTCCGCCTCCACCATGTCCCGGGAGTTCTGCGCGGGCGTGTCCGCGTACAGGTGACGGATGTTCACGCACCCGTTGGTACCCGAACCTCCGTTGCAGCGGTGCAGGACCGAGACGTCCGCGCCGGGGTCGCCGTGGCGGAGCATCCACACCACCCTGGCGGCCGTCCTGCGCTTTCCTGCGTAGCGAGCGAGGGCCCCGCGGCCCTCGGCGCCAGGCGGCACCAGGCAGTTGTCAGTGGCGGCGTGCGCGGCGTCTCGCAGGAAGGCCATGACCGCGCCCGGCGTCGTCCTGGTCTTCGCGGCCGGGTCGCCGTGCCTGCGGCGGCGAGTGTCGTGCTTCTTGCACAGGCCCCGCAGTCGGTTGGCCACGGCTCCCGAGCAGCGCACGCCGTCCTCGGTGACCGTGCAACTGGCGGGGACCGGGCGGAGGCCGGGCCGGGTGGCGGGGTCCACGCCGTGGCGGCGGGCGTAGCGGTAGCACGCTTCGCAGCGACCGCCCACGAGGCGCCCGGTGTTCGTGCAGGGTGGCGTGCCGCACAAGGGCGCGCCCGTACGCTGTGCCATGTCGACTCCTACTCAGTCGGCGTTGCCCCCGGGATGGCGCCCACCGCCGTCCTGGGGGTCTGCTATGTCGGGTTCGACCGTAACGGGAGGGTCTGACATGGCCCTGAACCTCACCGCCGTCCAGGACGTGGCGGAGGCCCTGCTGGGGTGCGCGTGCGCGGCTCTGCAGGGCGCGGCCAGCCAGGTGGAAGGCCAGCCGGGATGCCCCTGCCGTAGCTGCCTCGTGCCGGGCACACCGGCGTGGGACTCCTGCGATGACCCGTGCAACATGAGCCCGGACGGTGGGGCCGGTGGCCAACTCACCGTCAACGTCTCGCGGCTGTACTCCTCCACGGAATTCCCCACCGTCGACCGCACCCTGCCGCCCACCCAGGCGAGAGGCAGGACCATGTGCGCGGCGCCGCCGGCCACGGCCGTGGAGCTTGTGGTCACGCTGCTGCGCTGCGCCCCCTCGTTCGATGAGGGCGGCTGCCCGCCCTCGTGCGAGGCGCTGGGGGAGGCGGCCCGCATCCTGCACACGGACATGGTGGTCGTGCGCAACGCCCTGGAGTGCTGCCTGCCCGACAGCGGCGAGCAGCGGCGCGGCCGGGTGGTGTTCGTCGGGGAGTCCCGCGCAATCGGCCCGCAAGGCGGCTGCGTTGGGTTGGAACAGCGCGTCATCGTGGCCCTGCCTGGCTGTCTGTGCCCGCAGGAGGGGACGCCGTGAGCGTGGAGGTACGCATCAACCAGGGCGCCCTGGCACGGCTGCTGCGCGCCCGCAGCGGGCCCGCACGGCGCAAGCTGGAGCAGCGCACGGAGCGGGTGGCCCGGATCGCCGTGGCGGATGCCCCCGGCAGCATGGGCCAGTACATCACTACCGACATTCAGGAGGGGCCGCGCGGCCTCCAGGGCGTCATCACCTGCCATCACCCCAAGGTGCGCCTGGTGCTGGATGGCACCCGGCCTCACATCATCCGCCCCCGTAACAAGCGCTACCTGCGCTTCGAGGTGGGCGGCGACGTGGCGTTCGCCAAGCTGGTGCGCCACCCCGGAACCCGGCCCAACAACTTCCTGGCCCGGGCGCTCCGCCTGGGCCGGTAGGTAGCGCGTCCTATTTGCAGCGTGCCCCCTGCCGACTGGACAGGTCCGATGGACGTCCGTCGAATCCCGAATTAAAATGAAATAGCGCATTCAGGCGGGAGCGGAACTTACTGGTACCCACAAGGCCTCAGACCTCCCGGCGACGCGAACCATGGGGCATTTCAGTGGTGGACCATCGCCATGCGGCTGGGTCGGTCGGGTGGGCCCGTCTACCATTCCCAAGGAGAATCCTATGCCATGTGTTACAAGTCTTCAGCGTCTGGCGGCGCTTCCTGTCGCGATCGGTTTGGGAGCGGCGAGCGTGCTGCTGTCCACCAGCGCCCAAGCCGCTCCTGCTACGGGGAACACCGCAGAGCATTTGACCGCACCTGTCGCCAACCCTCTCTCAAGCAAGAATGTCGTTACGACAGTCGCAGATTCCCCTCCTCAGTCGTACTGCCTCTATCGAAGTGAGCTAAACCAGCCTTGGACGCTGGGTCACTGTGAAGGTTATGAAGCGGGGCAGGTGGCTGGCGGCAAGGACGGTAGTCGTTGTTGGCCCAAATCAACGCCGAAATTCCCGCCATATGGTGAGGGCAATTATGGGATAGGCTACAAGGTCGGCTATAAGCTCGCCTACACCTACTACTACAACGAGGCTTGGGTGAAAGCCGGTTGCCAGCACACCGTTTTCAAGCCCTGGAGGAATCCCCAAGTAACCCGTAATCCCTGAGGTGCCACGCGCAAATGGAACCCGTAGGCGCGAAGCTCGCCGTCGACGCGAGTTCGGACCCTGCAAGTGTTCTCCCTCAACCCGGTTGCCATGCAGTCCGGCTACCCTGATCTGCACGCCGACTGGTTGAGGGCCGGGCGAGGCGCGGGAGACGAGGACACACCCCGTGGCAACCAAGACTTTTTCCTTCAACACCGACCCCCACGTCGCCACCGTCAACGGCATGGACCTCCGCTTCCAAGCGGAGGTCATGGGCGATGAGTTCATGGACGCGTTCGGGGAGCTGCGCGACGCGCAGAAGGCGGCCCAGGGCATCGACCTGGAAGACCTGTCCACCCTGGACCCGGCTGCACTGCGCGGCGCGGCCCGGGGCCTGCGTGGCTTCCTGGCGCGGCTGATGCTCGCGGAGGACGCGGAGCGGTTCACGGCCCTGGACGTGGTCACCAAGGAGGGCCAGGTGCTCAGCACCCACCAGGACTGGGACGAGGCGCAGCAGGCCGCGGATCAGGTGGACGGGGCCCGGGCGAAGTGGGCGATGCCCATGCCGGACCGCATCCTGGTGGCCCTCATGGAGTGGGTGACCGAGCTGTACGGCGGTGGCGCAGACGCTCGCCCTACTGGGTCGTCTTCCGCCTCTGCGAGAGCATTGCCGCGGGGTGGGAAGGGTGGAGCGGCGCGCTCGCGCTCGAAGGCGTAGACGTCCACGCGTGGCGGCTGCGCACCATGCTCGCCGCCGCCGAGGCGTCCATGGATGCAGCCGCGCAGGATGACGGGGAGCGCGCCCGCAACCGGGCCAAGTTGTACGCCCCGCCCACGAGCGCGCAGGGCCCTCGCCGTCCAGGAGCACGGCCCGCCGGCCGGGGGATGAGCCTGGACCAGGCGCAGGCGCTCATGGCCGCCGTAGCCACCGAAGACGCCCAGGTCACCGGTGGCCGTAACGGATAGTCTGGGACCAGGCCGGGCCGCGCGCCCTGGCCTCTCGCCGACTGGTTAAGGGCCGGGCAACCACTCACGAATCGTGGGGTTGCCCGGTGGCTGGCGAGGAAGACGACTACGGCTCAGCCCGTATCACCATCGACCTGGACGACACGGCGGCGGTCGCCGACGCCCAGACGCTCGGGCAGCGGATCCAGAACGCCCTGGACCGCGCGACCCGCAACATCGGGCAGCAGATCCGCCGCAACATCCAGCGCGGGCTCACTACCGCGATCTCCGTTCGGGTGGAGCCGGACGTCTCCCGGTTCGAGGCGCAGGTCCAGCGGGCACTGCGCGGCCTGGCCGCCGCCGTCGACCTGACCCCGGACGCGGCCCGCCTCCAGGCACGGCTCCAGCGCACGTTGCGCGGCCTGTCCGCCTCCGTCGACATCTCCCCGGACCTGGGCCGGTTCCAGGCCCGGTTGACGGCCGGCCTGCGCGGCCTGGGCAGCGTCTCGGTCCCGGTGGCCCCGGACGTTGCCCGCTTCCAGGCCCAGGTCCAGCGGGCGCTGCGCCGGCTGTCGGTGTCCGTGGCGCTGGAGCCGGACACGGCCCGGTTCCAGGCTCAGGTCAACCGCGCGCTGCGCGGGATGACCGCCCAGGTGCGGGTGGAGCCGGACGCGGGCCGGTTCGCTGCCCAACTCCGCCGGGACCTGCGGGCGCTCGGCGCGGTCACCGTGCAGGCCCAGGCGGACGCGGCCCGCTTCCGCGCCCAACTGGAGCGCGCGCTGCGCAGGCTGCCGCCCATCACCATCCGCGTCGACCCGGACCTGACCCGGCTCAACGCCGCGCTGCGCACCTACCACGCGCCGCCCGTACGCATCCCGATCGACGTCGACCGGGACCAGCTCACGCGCACCCTGTCCGGGCTGGCCGGGCTGGCCGGCCGGGTGGGCGGGGTGCTCGTCAAGGCCCTCAAGTTCGGGGCCGTCGCCATCGCCGCGGCGGGCGCGGCGGCCGGGGTCGCCAAGTTCGTGGCCGCGCTGGCCCCGGCGGCCGGCCTGCTCGCCGCCGTCCCGGCCGGGGTGCTCGGGTTCCAGGCAGCCCTGGGCGCCCTCAAGCTCGCGCTGTCCGGCGTCTCGGACGCCTTCAAGTCCGCACTTACGGACGACTCCAAGAAGTTCGAGAAGTCCCTGAAGGGCCTGTCACCCAAGGCGCAGGCGGCGGCGCGCGAGGTGCGCGCCCTGAAGCCTGCGTTCGAGGACCTGCGCAACAGCGTCCAGGACGCCTTTTTCACCAAGATCGAGGGGCAGATCACCTCCACGGCCAAGGCCTTGGCCGGACCCCTCAAGACCGGGCTGACCGGCATCTCCACCGCCTGGGGAGCAGCCGCGCGCGGCGCCCTCGGGTACGTGCAGGGCTCCAAGGGCGTAGCCAACGTCAAGTCCATCCTGGGCGGCGCGCAGGCGGCCACGGAGGGCCTTTCCCAGACCACCAACCGGCTCACCGCCGGCCTGCTCCAGGTGGCGGCCGTCGTCTCGGACCGGTTCGGGGCGGAACTGTCCGGGGGCATCGCCAACCTGGGCCAGCGGATCGGGGACTTCCTCCAGCGGATCGCGTCCGGCGGGCAGGCCGTGGCCTGGGTGGACGGAGCCCTCAACACCCTGGCCCGTCTCGGCGACATCGCCGGCAACGTCAAGGACATCTTCAGCGGCCTGTTCCAGGCCAGCGACGGCGCCGGCGCGGGCGTCCTCAACAACCTCCAGACCGTCACCAAGGCCGTCTCTGACCTGGTCAACTCCGCCCAGGGGCAGACCGCCCTGGGCAACATCTTCACCCAGGTCGGCCAGGTCGCACAGCAGCTCGGCCCGATCATCTCGGCCGTCCTGTCCAACGTCGGCAAGATCGCGCCCGCCCTGGGGCCCATCCTCACCGGCCTGGGCCCGGTCATCGTTCAGCTGGTCAACCAGCTCGGCAGCGCCGTGCAGGGGGCGCTGCCCCAGCTCTCGGTGGTCTTCGCGGACCTCGGTGCCGCCGTCGTCTCGCTCGCCCCTGCCCTGCCGCCCCTGGCGGAGGCGGCGGCAGCACTGGCCCGTTCCGCGGCTGACCTGCTCGTTCCGCTGGCCCCCATCGTCGCGCTGCTCGCCCAGCTGGTGGGCCCCGTCGTCAGTGTGGCCGCGCCGCTCATCGTGGCCGGTACGGCCGCGTTCGTCCTGGTGAAGGCTTTCAAGGCGGCGGTGGAGGTCATCCGCCTGATCCAAGGCGCCTGGCTGGCCCTCAACGTTGCGTTTGCCGCCTCGCCCATCGGCGCCATCATCGTGGGCGTCATCGCGCTGGTGGCCGCGATCTACCTGCTCTACCAGCGGTTCGCGATCGTGCGCACGGTGGTCGATGCCGTGGGCCGCGCCCTGCGGGACGGCTTCCTGGCCGCCGTCTCGTTCGTCAAGTCCGCCGCGTCCGCCATCGCCGACTTCTTCGTCGGCGCGTTCGAGTCGGCCAAGTCGGCTGTCTCCACCGGGATTGACGCCGTGGTCGGGTTCTTCACCGGCCTGCCCGGCAAGATCGTTTCCGGGCTGTCGGCGCTGGGCTCCACCCTGGCCCAGTTCTTCGTTAGCGCGTTCGAGACCGTCAAGGCCGGGGTGCTCGCCGGTGTCCAGGCCGTGGTCGGCTTCTTCGTCGCCCTGCCCGGGCGGATCGTGGCCGGTCTGCAAGCACTGCCCGGGCTGCTGCTGGGCGCCTTCACCAGCGCCGTCGCGTATTTGATCATCGGTCTGCTGACCGTGGTCGCCGGCATCGTGTTCCTGTTCACGGAGCTGCCGGTGCGGATCTACAACGCGCTGGTGTCCCTGGGCCAGTTCCTGCTCACGGCCTTTGTCACCGGGTTCACCGTGGCCACGGCCACGGTGTCCGGCTGGATCGACGCCACGGCCGCGTTCTTCCAGGCGCTGCCAGGGCGGATCTACTCCGCGCTAGCGGCGCTGGGCTCCTTCCTGCTCAACGCCTTCGTGTCCGGGTTCAACTCGGTGACCTCCACCGTCTCGGGGTGGATCTCCTCGACGGTGTCGTTCTTCCAGGCCCTGCCAGGGCGGGTGGGCTCCGCTCTGGCGTCGCTCGGCTCCTCCCTGCTGCGGAACTTCACCAGCGCGTTCAACTCCGCGCGGTCCGGGATCACCGGGTTCATCTCCTCGGCGGCGTCGTTCTTCCGCGGCCTGCCCGGCAAGATCGCCTCTGCGCTGTCCTCCCTGCCGGGCAAGATCGCAGGTGCGTTCACCAGCGCGGCCGGTAAGGCCCGGTCGGCTGTCTCGTCGCTGATCTCCGGTGTGGTCTCGCTGTTCTCGGGGCTGCCCGGCAAGATCCTCAGCGCCATCGGCAACATCGGCGGCCAGATCATGGCCAAGGTCAAGTCCGGTATCCCGTCCAGCGTCCGCAAGTACCTGCCCTTCGCCAAGGGCGGCGTGGTCTACGGCCCGACGCACGCCCTGATCGGTGAGGCCGGGCCCGAGGTCGTCATCCCCCTGACCGACCCCCGGCGGGCCGCTCAACTCGCCCATCAGTCAGGCCTGCTCGGCATCCTGGCCAGCCAGACTCGCGGCCTGGCCGCAGCGGCGGCCGCGACGACGAGCAGCAGCGGCGCCCAAGTGGGCGGAGCCGTGTCCACGCTGCGCTCCCTGCTCGCGGGCATCGGCAGCCTGCTGGACAACGTGGGCGCCAACGTCGTGCAGGGCATGGTCGACGGCATCCGCAACAACGCCGGCCTGGTCGCCGGCGCCGCCGCCGAGATGGCCGACACCGCGGCGGTCGCGGCCCGGAACACCCTGGAGATCCACAGCCCCAGCAAGGTGTTCGCCAAGATCGGCCGGGACGTGGGCCGCGGTTTCGTGGCCGGCCTGACCGGCACCGCCTCCCAGATCAAGAGCACAACGGAGAAGCTGGTCCGTGACATCCAGAACGCTTTCTCCGGGAAGAAGACCCGGCTGGATGACCGCCTGGTGGCGATGCTCGACGCCGGGAACAAGCGCCTCACCACGCTGGCCGCCCAGCGCGATGCCCTGGCCAAGCGGATCGCGGACGCGCAGAAGTTCGCCGCGGACACCACCAGCCAGGCGTTGCAGGCGTTCTCCCTCCAGAACCTGTCCCAGGGCCTGGCGGACGGCCAGGCGCTCACGGCCAAGACCCTGACGGCCAACCTCCAGGGCGCTGTGGACCAGGTGAAGCGGTTCTCTTCCCAGCTCAACAACCTGGCCCGCCGGGGGCTGCGTAAGGACCTGCTCCAGCAGCTCGTGGGCCTGGGCCCCCAGCAGGGCGCGGAGCTCGCCACCGCCCTGGCCTCCGCCACCAAGGACCAGTTGAAGCGGCTCAACAGTGTCCAGGCGGAGCTGACCAAGGCATCCGGCACCCTCGGCAACACCTCCGCCGACGTCCTGTTCGACGCCGGGAAGCAGGCCGGTAAGGGGTTCCTCACCGGGTTGCAGGGCCAGCGCAAGAGCATCGAAAAGTTGATGCTCGACATCGCCAAGGGGATGCAGAGCGCCATCCGTACGGCGCTCAAGATCCACAGTCCCTCGCTTGTGATGCGGCGCCTCGGCGAGTACACGGGCGCCGGCCTGGAGCTCGGTCTGGTGCAGCGCATGGCCGGGATCATGCGCGCGTCCACGGCGGCGGCCCGCTCCATGGTGGACGCGGTCGCCGGACAGTTCGGCCTGCTGCCCGGGCGGGTCTCCTCCTCGCTCGGCGCGGTGGGCGACCTGGGCGCGGGCGTGGTGCCACTGACCCGGGCGCAGCGCGCCCGCCAGGCCGGGGCGTCCGGAGGCGGCCAGACCGCGGCCGGGACCGTGATCAATAACCACTTCGAGATTCGAGAGGTGGGCGACGGGCACGTGACCGCGCAGCGCGTCGTCAACCGGCTGGTGTACGCGGCGGGAGTGAGCGGCTGATGGCGGCTGAGTGGTACATGGAGTACGGCGGCGTGGAGGTGGTGAACCACTCACGCCTTGACCAGTATCTGCGCACGGTGGGCTCGCCGCTGGACTCCCACGGGGCATGTGGCTGCCCGACATTCACGGCGGAGGTGCTGGACGAGCTGCCCTACACGACCCCGGACGACGCGGCCAACCCGGCGCCCTGGTACGACCCGGACGTCCCGGAGTCCGTGGAGTTCGCCGGCGTGATGGTGCTCGACGTCGCCGGCCTGGACGACTTCCCGGTCCAGCGCACCGTCACCGGCGGGATCGCGGGCGGCGGCGCAATCGGCCCGGCCCGGGCGCTGCCGCGCACTATCACCGTGACCGCCATCCTGCTCGGGTCCACCTGCTGCGGCGTGCAGTACGGGCTGCAATGGCTGGGCCAGGCGCTCCAAGGCTGTAGTGGCGGAGGGTGTGACGGGGACTGCCTGGTCGTGTACGACTGCTGTCCGGGGGAGGGCCTGACGCCGGCGGAGTTCAACCAGCGGCACCGGCGGACGCTGCGCCGGGTGGCTCTCGTGGAGGGACCTCGAGTAACGGCCCGGGCCGGGACCGGCTGCACCACCGGCAGTTGCCAGTCCGGGGCGGACATCCTCACCGTGGAGTGGGTGATGACCGCCGCCGTGCCGTGGCTGTGGACGGACCTCATGCCCGTGCTGGAGGTCACGCCGCCCATGGACCTGGACGGCCACTGCGTGGACTGGTGCCTGCACCCGGCCGGGGACGCCGGTTGCCCGGGCGGCTGCAAGCACGCCGCGTGTGTGGACCCCACGGCCGCGTGTGCGGACCCGCGCTGCTCGCCGGTGGCGCCGCCCCTGCCCGGCGCCCCGCTGGCCACCTGCTTCTGTGTGCCGCTGGCCACGGAGCGTGCCTGCTACGACATGGACCTCACCGACCGGCCGAACTGGTCGACCGACCTGCCGGTGGTCACCGTACGGTCCGGGTCCTCGGAGCTGCGCAACCTGACCATTGCCATCTACGAGAGCGGCGAGGCGGGCATGACGTGCGGCCAGGTGGCGGACTTCAAGCGGTGTACGCCCGTCAACTACTGGCACGTTTCGTATGTGCCTCCGGGCGGGGCGGTGACGCTGGACGGCCAGACGGGCCGGGCCACGGTGGAGTGCGGCGGGACGTGTGAGTCCAGCCCGGACGTGTACGGGATGGACGGGATGCCGCCCACCTACAACCCGCTGGAGTGCGCAACCTTCTGTGTTTGCTTGGAAACGGACATCGAGGCGCCGCCAGCCCTGGACGCCCTGGTGACGTTGAACTTGTCCGGGCGGGGGCGGTAATGGCGGTCGCTGGCTGCGGCACTCATCAGGCCATGGTGCTGGACAGGAGCGGCGCCACCGTGGCCGTCGCCAACGTCCTGACGGAGATCGAATGGAACAGGACCTTGGACGCGGTCAGTTCGGCCCGGGCGGTCATCAATCCGGACGGGGACTGCTGCAACAGGCTCGGCCGCTTGAGCACTTGGGCCCACCGCCTCGTCATCTTCCGTGACCAGCGGTACGTGTGGGACGGCCCTATCACCGGCATCTCCTGGTCGCTGGGCCAGGTGGAGCTGTCCGCCCAGGACGTCCTGGCCTGGCTGGACCACCGCGTCATCCACGCCGACAAGACGTTCACCAACGCGGACCTGGCGGACGTCGCTCAGTGGCTGATCGAGGACGGCTACGCCCCGGACGACCCCGGCCACACGGTCCAGGTGGTGGGCAAGGCAGGCATCACCGGCTCCCGTGCCTACTCCCAGAACATCGGCCAGACCGGCGACCATCTGGCCCAGTTGGCGGAGGCCGGGATCGACTACACGGCGATCGGTTCCAAGATCCTGCTGCTCCCGGAGGACCACCTGGCCAGCGTGGGCCGGCTGTCGGATGCGGACCTGCCGGAGGGACTGGACGTCGCCGAGGACGGCGCCGCGCTGGTGTCCCGGTGGGTCGTGGCCGGCAGCGAGGAGAGCGGCGCGATCGGGGAGTACGGCGGGATTGATCCGTACTACGGCCTGCACGAGCGGTATGTGGAGATGAGCGAGATCACCGACAGCACTTCAGCGACGGAGGCCGCCCGGGCGCGGCGCCGGGCGAGCCTGCCAGTGCCGGTGGTCGTCGACACCCAGCAGGTCACCATCAGCCCGCTGGCCGCGATCGACGTCCCCAGCCTGGTGCCTGGCTGGTGCCTGGACGTCACCAGCGCGGGCACCTGCCGGACCGTACGGCAGCGACTGAAGATCACCGGGGTGAAGGTGACCGAGACGGGCGGGAGCGGCGACAACCCGGGGTCGGAGAGCGTCCAGGTGCAGGTGGCGGCGACCGGAGCGGAGACACCCTGATGGCGATGCGAGGATCACCAGCCCGCCGGATCGTGGGCAACCCCCTCGGCTCGGTGCTGGCCAACCTGGACCAGCGCACCCGGGTGGCCGCCCGCCGCCGCACCACCGGCAGCGCCCCGAGTGAGCAGGACCCGCCGCCCGCCGAGGCGCCCGTGCGCGTGGCTGCGTGGCCCGCTGCCGCCGTGCTCGTGACCGGTGAGGACGGGCGGGCCCAGTGGGCGTTTCCTGCCCCGTACGCGGCTGCTCCGGCCGTCTCGGCGATCGCCGTTGACCCCGCCCCGGAGGAGGACGACCGCACGGTGCTCGTCGCCCTCGAGGAGGTCACCACCTGGTGCGTGGCCGTCCGCGTGTGGCGCACAAGGGGACGGCGCGGCACCGGGGTGGCGGAGCCGGCCGGGGCCGGGGTACGCGTGCACGTGACCGCCCTGGGCGTCGGGCCGGTGTACTAGGAGCGTGTCTCAGACACCAGCTGCCGGGGTGACCGTCTACATGCACGCGGTGGCTCCCTGACGTGCATCCCACGGGGCTACAGTGCCGCATGCACTGGGGAGTGCAGCACAATAGTGGGGGTGGCGCGTGAAGACGCGAATGGTGATCACAGCGGTCGTTCTCAGCATGGCCTTGGCCGGATGTTCAAGCGCCGGGGATGATGCTTTGGCCGAAGTCCGGAAGGCATGTGCCGACATGGGCTTCAAGCACGGCAAGGCCCCGGACAGCGCCAGCACAGACGGCAGCACCTTGACCGCCGACGACTGGGCGAAGAAGGCGGACGCCTACAACGGCATTGCCAACCGTCTTGCACATGCAGCAGGTCAAGACCGTCGTTGGGACCGATTGTCGAACGCCGTCACCGATTATCAAGCTGCCTCAGTCCAGGCAGCCATAGCTGCGGACGGAGGAAAATCCTTCCAGGAGCGGACAGCGGCAGCACAGGAGGTCGCCAGCTACGACGTTCCTTCGATTATTCGCACGACCGCCCAGGAATGCCGTAAGGCTCAGGCGTGACGTGATCGTCGGGCTGTGGCGCCGCTGGACCTTCTCCCAGCTACGAGGACCTCGCGGCGCTACTAGGTACCCTGCCGATCAGTCGCTGGTTTAGGGCCGGACACGCACCGCACGGCAGGGGTGAGTTCGGCATGGCGTCAGTTTGCGTGGATGACCAGTACTTCGAGGTGGGCGACGACGGGCGGCTGACGCTCATCCCCGGGCAGCAAGGCCTGCGAAACATCCTGTACTTCAAGACCCCCGGGGCCGACACCTTCAAGAAGGCTGACTATCCATGGCTCGCGCGGGTGTTCGTCATGGTGCAGGCCGGTGGGGGAGGCGCGGCTGGCGCTCGCGCGAACGCCAACCAGTTGGTGGCGCAGCCGGGGGGCTCGGGTGGCGGGTACGCGGAGCGGCTGATCGCGGCGTCCGCGCTCGGCGCCACGGAGGCCATCGTCGTCGGCGACGCCGGCATCGCGGGCACGCCGACCGTGGACGGCGGCCCGGGCGGTAACTCCTCCTTCGGTGGCCTGTGCACCGCGCTGGGCGGCAACCCGGGCCAGGCCGTCATGCCGTCCGGGGCGACGCCCATGTGCCTGTCGGGTACCTCCGGGCCCCTCGCCGGGGTGGGTGATATGGCGCAGGGCGGGGGCCCCGGCGGCGGAGCCCTGCGGATCAGCGGCGGTGAGGGTCAGAGCGGGGAGGGCGGGGAGTCCCGGCTGGGCCACGGCGGATGGCAGCGCTCCTCCTCGGGCGGCGGTGGCGCGGGCCGCGGCTACGGCGGCGGCGCGGCCGGCGCCCTGGCCAGGGACGGCGACAGCGTGAACGGCACCCCTGGCGGCGCGGGCATCGTCATCGTGTACCTGTACGGCTGACCCCGTGTCCTGGACGCGTCCGGACACCCGTGTCCGGGCAGTGTCCGTGCAGGTCAGCCGTGTCCGGTGCTCATGTCCCGGATGGTGTCTGCGCGTTGTCCGGACATCGGCCCGGACATGTCCGCGATGGTGTCCGGGCAGGCCGCCGATAGACTCGACGGTGCGCCGCTGGTTTAGGTCCGGGCCACGATCAACCCCCAAGGACGGTGGGATCAGTGGCGAGGTGCGGATGCGCCGGAGGCGCGTGCAACTGCGCGGTGGAGTCCGGGACCAACGTCAGCGTCAGCGGCTCCGGATCGGCGGCCAACCCGTACGTCATCAGCGCGGCGACTCCATGCGCGGACGTGAGGGCGTGTCTGTCCGCCGGGCCCGGCATCAACCTGGACCAGGCCACCGGCGCAATTTCCGCGGACCTGTCCGGGCAGGCAGGCAACAACGTGACGATCGGGCCGGACGGCGGCCTGTACGTGCCCACAGCCGGCGGCGCGGTGCTCACGGGCTGCGGCCTGGTCGGCAACGGCACCGCGAGCGCCCCCGTCAAGGCAAAGACCGGGACGTGGCCGTACCCGTGCAGCCTCGACACGTTCGGCGGAGTGGTGGCGTGCGACAGCAACGGCGTCCTGCGGGGCGAGCCGCGCGGCAGGCTCTCGTTCGCGTCCTACTTCGACAACCGGGACTATCCCGACGTGCCGGTCCCGGCCGCCCAGAACACGGTGCTGGACAACTTCACGGTCAACGTGACCAACCCCGACACGTGCCGCACCGCCATGGTGCTGACGGAGCGGGAGGTGGACGTGTATGTCGTGCTGCCGGCCGGGGCCGCCGCGGGCACCGGGCACAGCAATGACGAGATGTACTACATGCGCAACAGCGGCACGAGCACCATCGTTGGCACGCACGTCCAGACCACCAAGTTCCTGGCGGAGCCGGCCCTGCTCGCCCCCGGCGCGACGATGCCGGTGACGCTGACCGCGACCGGTGGCCGCGGCGCGGGCGGCGCCTACTACTACGGCATCAACTTTGTCCTCCGGACCATGATCATCAGCCTGTGAGGAGTGCGACTATGTCCCTGGGACTTCCCGGTCTGCCCGGCTGGCCGTGGCCGTGGCCTGACGGCGACGACCCGACGACGCCGCCCGAGCCGACGACGCATTACGTCCTGTACCCGGACGGCCACATCGGCCAGATCACCGCCACCGGCGCGGATCCCGTACTCACCGAGGGCGCCAAGCTGCTGACGCAAGAGCAGTACGAGGAGACGCGCGCCCAGATGCTGGAGGCGCATGAGGCGCGCCTGACGGAGCTCCAGGCCGGGGAGGAAGCGGCACGCCTCCAGCAGTACAAGGACCTGCGGGCGGTGGGCCTGCCGGAGGCGACCGCGCGGTCCTTGTCCGGCTACACCGGCCAGGCCGCGGCCGGCGACGCCCAGGGCGCCGCGCAGACGGCCGGTTAGACTCCTAAGCAGTCGCTGGTTCAGGGCCGGACGAGGCGCCCCGCTACGGGAGTGATCCGCCTTGTCCCACGACCACCGCACCAGCAACGTGCCCGGCCGGGACGGCTGCTGATGTCCGCCCCGATGACGCCCGCCGACTGGCGGGCCGCCCTCAAGGCGGAGGGCGTCCCCTTCACCGAGCTGGAGGGATGGACCACCCGCGGCCGAGACGCCGCCACCGGCAAGGTGTTCGGGCCGGTCCACGGCGTCCTCAACCACCACACCGCCGGCCGGGACTCCCTCCAGTCCATCGCCTACCGGGGCCAGAGCGCGGCCGTCCCGGCCCCGCTCGCCCACGCCCTGCTGCCCAGGACCGGCCGCCTGGTGCTCGTCGCCGACGGCCGCGCCAACCATGCCGGCCTGGCCGCGAAGAACTCCTTCGACGCGATCGTGGCCGAGAAGCCGATCCCCAAGCCGTCCAAGGCGAGCGGCACGGTGGACGGCAACGATGCCCTGTACGGCCTGGAGGTCGAGAACCTCGGGGACGGCAAGGACACGTACACCCGCGCCCAGTACGACAGCTGGGTGCGGTTCAACGCCGCCATCTGCCGCCACCACGACTGGGGCGCCGGGAGCTGCGCCGGCCACCTGGAGACCAGTGTGGAGGGCAAGGTGGACCCGCTCGGCCCGGTGGAGGGCTACGGCAAGCGCGGGCGATTTCAGTTCACCATGACCCAGCTGCGGGCCGACGTCGCGGAGCGCCTGGCGCACCCGGCGAGCTGGAGCCCCGAGCAGGCGAGCACCCCCCAGGAGGTCACCGTGGAAGGGCCCGCGTACGTCAACCTCGGCTTGGAGCACAGCTACCAGCTTGCGCCCGGCCTGTGGGACGAGATCGGTTTCACCGAGGAGTGGAGCGATGACCTCGGCCAGCACGCCGCCGACAGCGAGGTGTTCATCACCGGCCCGGCCCGCTTCACCGGCTCCCTCTCGCTCCGGCTGGAGGGCCTGCCCGTGGGCGACGTCGTCCAGGTCCGCATGAGCGAGTGGGAGGGCAGCACCCTCAAGGCCCTGCACCCGATCCACGAGGTGATCGGCACCCCGGGCGGCGCCTACAGCGTGGTGCCCCTGGTCAAGCGGCTCGGCTCGGGCCGCTCCATGCGCGTCCGGCTGCTCGCCCAGAGCGCCGGCGGGATCGAGGTAGCCAGCGCCGTCCTGACGGCCCTGGTGTGGAAGGAGTCCTGACCTCATGAGCCTCAACGGTTTCCAGCTCCCGGACGGCGGAGCGGTCCTGCGTACGGCCGAGACGTACGCGCGCGACCTGTTCGAGCGGGTCCTCAACACCGCGGCGGCCGGGTTCCTCGCCGCGTTCATCCCGGCCCAGGCCGCCGACGCTTCCATGTGGTACGCCGCTGGCGGCGCCGCAGTCGGCGCGGTGTACTCCCTCATCAAGGGCATGGTGGCCCGGGCAATCGGCGACCCCAACAGCGCCAGCCTGTCCCGAAAGGTGTAGCGGATGAGCACGCCGGAGGGGGCGGTGGCGGTCGAACTGGAGCGTCTGCGCGGCGCCGTGGCAACTGGGTTCGCGGAGGTCAAAGGCTCGTTGTCTGTCCTGATGGAGCGGTCCACGCGCACTGAGCAGGACCTGGCGCGGCTGCGTGAGGACACGGACAAGGAGATCGACGCCCTCAAGTCGGAGGTGGAGCAGCTCAAGGCCAGACGCTGGCCGCTGGGAGTGCTCGGAGCCGTGGCTGGCGTTGCTGGCGCTGCGACAGGAGCGATCTCTCTGTTCGTGCGCTGACCGCCCCCGGCGGCCCAAGACGGACGCCCGCCCCTCTGTGTCCGGGGGGTGGGCGTTCCTTGTGCCATTATGTCCGGCCCGATGAGACGGAGGCGATGGTGACGACCCTTCACCTGGAGCGCGCGGAGTACGCCCGGCTGGGGGGCGGTGCCCGGTGAGCGAGCAGGAGACGGTGGACCGGATCAACGCCATGCTGGCGGAGATGCCGCCGCTGGCCGCCGCGGCCCTGGTCCAGCAGTGGCACAAGGATGCCGCGCGGATGGGCGCCCAGGCGCTGGAGCCGCCGCCCCTGATGCGCGCCCCGGAGTTCCCATGGGGGCTGCACGGCCTCAACGCCACGGTGGCCCGGTACGAGTGCCGTCAGCCCGGGTGCTCCACGGTGTACCTGGAGCAGGCGGACGAGCTGCCCGGGCCGCTGACGCTGCCGGCGAACTTCACCGCCGATGACGTATCGGCAGCCATCACCGCCCAGGCGGACGAGCGCAGCCAGCTGCGGCTGGACCGCGTACAGCAGGCGTTCACCGAGCACTACCGCACCGAGCACCCCGAGGCACTGGAGGAGATCCATGGGACACCGTCCCCGGCCGCGCGCTGACCGCGCCCGCCACCAGATCGAGCGGGCCGCCCACCTGCCCGCCTGCCCGTGGTGCAAGCACCCGATCCAGGCCCACGACGTGCAGGCCGGACAGCGGGTGTGCACCCGCGGCCATGAGGAGCCGTCCTGCCGGGACTGCCGGGAGATTCGCAACAACCTGACCGGCGCGGGTCTGCAACTGTGGACATTCGCCCGGATCATGTCGAGCCCGCCCAGCGCGCGGCCGGCGCCGCTGGCGTTCGGGCGGCCGGTGGCCTCAGCCGCAGCCCGGTCCGTGCAACGGTGACCGCATGGGAGCGCTGAGCGAAGAGCAGGCCCGTGAGCGCCTGGTGCTCCACGCCGAGCAGCTCCGGGAGGCCCTAGTGGCGACGGAGCCGGAGGGCGGCGAGGGCGCCCTGGAGGAGGGCAGTCCGCAGGACGTGCTGCGGTCGGCTGCGTTCCGGCTGCTGACCACCATCGACCTCATGACCGCCGCCGAGGAGCAGCCGCCTGGGTAACGGCGCCCCTGGCCCGGGCTGGTGTCAGACCTCCGTCATAGCGTGGGAGTCGTCCAGAGAGCTGTGTGCTACTTCTGGCGCATGTGAAGCGCCCCGCCCCGGCGTGGAAACCGGAGCGGGGCGCACCCATGATCAGGCAGCCGTGATCACGTCGTCGCGGGAGAGCTGTGACCACAGCGACAGCAGGTGCCGGTACTTCTCGGCGCGCGTGATGCTGGCCGGCTCGTCCATCAGGCGGCGAATGAGGTCGTTGACCTCGTCGAGGGCGCGCGGCGCCTGGCCGTCAGGCCCGGAAGAGTTGGACATGGCCTCACCGTACGGGGAGGGTCTGACAATCGCGACTGTGTTCTATTCTTCGTTTGAGGTGACAGTTGCTCGTCGCCCAGAACAGGACACCGACATGACAACCCCAGTGCCCCCGATCACGGAGCCCGACCCCAGCACCATGATCTGCCCTGGCAGCCACATCGGGCTGTGCGCGGGATGCCAGCGGCAGACCTGGCGGTACGGCCCTGGCGGGCTCCCGCTGTGCACCTGGTGTTTTGCCGCGCAGCGGGAGAAGTGGGGCAGCGGGGTGCGGTTCACCAGCACCCGCGGGTAGCCCGGCCTTGCCCGAGATCGGCAAGGCCGGACCGCGTGTCAGCCCTGCTTCTCGCTGAGCGCCGAGCGCAGCCAGTCCAGTGAGCCGGTTTCCAGGACCGCGTCCGCCAGGGCGTTCCCCGCCTTGGTGACGATGCGGCCGCGGCTGTTGTCGATCCAGCGCTGTGCGTTCTCGTAGCCCTGGGCCTTGTACTCGATGCCCTGGATCATGCACTCCAATTTGTCTGCGTCGCGGGCGCAGATCGCCTCCGGGGAGTCCTTGGCCTCGTACTCGGCGACGAGCTCGGTGAGAGCCTCGGCCAGGATGCCCGGCATGCCGGCGACCTGGTCGGCCGTGATGTCGCGAGGGTCGGCCTCTCCGGCCGTGTACTTCTTGCCGAGGTGGTTCACGTCACCGGTGCGCGTCTCTCCGGTGTCGTGCCACACGGCGAGGAACGCCGCACGCGCCGGGTCCGCGCCTTCGAGCTTGGCAATGATCGTCGCGATCAGCGCAGTGCGCCAGGAGTGCTCTGCCACTGTCTCGGGCTGGCGTACACCCGCCATCCACCACCCGGTGCGAGCGGTGTGCTTGAGCGTCCCCGCCTCGTACAGGAAGTTCGCCACCGCTGACAGGTCCTCTGTCACCTCGGACTCCTCTCACGCCTCGGCGAGGCGGATTGCGTACTGGATGCTCTCCAGCTCCCGGCGAGCGCGCGCCGACAGCTCCCGGCTATCCAACATCACCGTGAGGCGTTCGCGTAGAGCGCGGCCTGCTGCACCGGATCGCAGCAGGTTGGGGCGGATCTGGAGAAGGGACCACACGCTGTGGACGTTCAGGTCCACGTACCCGTGATGCGAGGCGAGGCCAGCAGAGAGGTGCGTGAGGAGCCGTTCGCCAGGCCATGGGCCGGGCGTGCGGCGTGCGATGAAGTCGTCGGACAACTCCAGGTGCGGGGTCTCCCCGAGCCAGTACGCCCAGTAGTTGAGGTTCGCGGCCTCGCCTGCCTCGTCACCTGTGAGGTCGTTGTCGATGAAGTAGTTCATGCGGTCGCGGTCGCCTTGCCGGGCGGCGACTGCCGCGACGGAGCGGCTGTTGAGCCAGCGGGTGAGCCAGTCTTGGGGCCGCTCGATGCTCTGCTGGTAGGCGAGCCATTCCGGAGTGTCGGCCTGGTTGTCGTATCCGGAGAGGTAGAGGGCCTGGCGGCGGAGGAGGAACTGCTGCTGGCCGCGGGCCTGCTCGGCCGTACGGCGCATCTGCCGGAAGAACGTGGCCCGGTCGCCCGACGGCAGCTCGGGCCCGGCGGGCGTGGGGCCTCGGCGCGTCCGGGGAGGCGAGGGGAGCTCACGTACGGGCTGAGGCGGTACGCCGTTGAGGGGCCAGGCCAGCAGCTCGACCAGGTCGCGTTGCATCACCCAGGCCCCGAGCGGGCTCTCCTCGACTGGGGCCTCGTCGTCTAACGCGCTCGCGAGGAGCACGTCTGCTTCCAGGGCGCGCTCAAGGGCTTGGAGGAGAGCGGGCGCGGTGCCCATCTGCATGAGCCGGTGGCGGTGCATGAGCATCTGCCCGGTAGGTACAGCGGTAAGGGGGCGGCGTCCGGTTTCCCAGCCGGCGATCGTGTCCGCGCTGACTTTTAGGAGTTCGGCCGCCTCTTCCTGAGTGCGCCCCTGTTGCTCTCGTATCACGCGAAATACGTAGCCCGAGATGACGCCCGCGCGGGGGCGACTGGATGAACCCTGACTGCCGGTCAGGGTGGGTGGCGAACTCGGACGCATGACTGCCCCAATCCCGGTGACTGACGGCAACCTACCTGTACTCCCGGTCACTTCAGCAGCTGAGCGAGGGTTTCTACCGTCGTAGTCATCACCAGACGAGCCTAGTAGGGAGGCTCTCCGCATGTGCTCCGATGCTGAAGCCCGCGCCCCGATGGAGGCGGCCCCCGGGGTGGTGGTCCACCCCGGGCAAGACCGTGACCTGGCGGTGGAGCACTGGTTGTGCTGTGCCTCGCCGGAGCCGCAGGAGGCGCGTCAGGCCTGGCGGGATGAGGAAGTGCCGCTGCTGCGATGCGGCATCCTGTTCACCGCCGTCAGCCTTCCCGGCTACCTCATCCACAGTGTGGCCGGGAGCACGGAACCCGCCGAGGTGGATGCCTTCCTGGCTCAAGCCTTGGAAGGGGGTCCGGTCATCGCGTCGGGCGGCCTCAGGCGGTACTGGGCGCTGGTGCCTCCCAGTGCCGTCGACGGGTGGACGGACCCCGCCAGTGAGTGCCTCGCACCCGGGACCTTCCTAGGGGTTCCGCCTATCCATCGGAGAACGCACCAGCCGGGTCTGTCGTACTGGTCGGTGGCCATGGACAGCCCAGCCGTCCTCTGCTCTACGGGTCTCGTCAGCCGGCTGTCCCGGATGGGGCAGACCCGCCACCGCGCCCAACTCGAGCGTGAGGGCGCCTGATGAGCAGAGCCCGCCTCGCCGGCGCACCGGTAGTGAGTGAGGTGCTGCCGCGCGAGCTGGAGTCCGTTCCCGTCGCGCGTCACGTCGTCCGCGACATCCTCGACCACTGGGATCTGCCCGAGCTGGCGCAGGACGCGGAAACCGTGATCTCCGAGCTCGCCACCAACGCCATCCTCCACGCTCGAATGGCCGCAATCCGCATAACCGTCACCCGCGTCGACGAGCGCACCGTGCGCCTGGCCGTCATCGACAGAAGCCGCGTCCTGCCAGTGCTCCGGTCACCGGACGCACATGACGTGCACGGGCGCGGCATGGGAATCGTGGATGCCCTCACCAGGTGTTGGGGCACGGACCGGCTTCCGTGGGGGAAGCGCGTGTGGGCCGAGCTGCGTGATCAGCGGTGAGGGGCGGCTGCGGACGCCGATGGCGTAGGGGGGGCGCAGATGCCCGCCCCAGCTTCCCCGGCCGGCCAGGTCCTGTACACGCTTTCCGTCGCCGCGCTCCTTGCCGCACTCATCTACGGCATCGCCACGAGGTAGCAGCCACCCCGCCCGCCACTCCCCACGACGAGGACCCTCATGAAATCTCACCCTTCCGGCGGCAACCGCACCCCCGTACAAGTTGTGGCGATCAGCATCGTCGCCTCCTGCATCCGGGCCCGCGCCGACGGACGTACGGGGCGCGAGGCGTGGCGGATTATCCGGCAGCGGCACCCCAGGGCGGTGTGGGCCGTCGCGGCGTACGCCGCCGTCTTGGTGCTCGTGGCTTTCCTCGGCGTCACGTCCCTGTTCTGACCTTCCTGTTTTTGACTCCCGCCCATGGCCGGCGTGGCACAGGTCCCCAGCCCGGACCCGCAGCCTCCCTGTAGGTCCCCGGCCAGGGGTGGGACCCGGGTCCCGGCTGGCCCTCCGTGGGGGAGTGACGGCAGTCCGGGACAACGGGCCCCGGCCGTCACCGAGACCGGCGGTCGGGGCCCGGGCCCCTCACTTTCCGCCCCGGCCGAACGGAGCGGACCACCCCCGACGGGAGACCTCATGCACTCACTGATCGCGAGCCCGTTCCTGGAACAGCACATGCTCGTACGGCCGGGAAGCCGCGGCGGAGCCCTCCTGCCCGCGCCCCGCTATGAGGAGCTGCGCGCTCTCGACCGCGCCGAGCCGGCCCCGGACTGGCTCGCGGACACCGTCCGCGACCAGTGGGACGACCTGGACGTGGCGGGCCGCCCTGCGGGTGAGTACCTGCTCGTCCGGCAGCCGTCCGTCTGGGGCTACTCAAAGGCGAGCTGGGAGGTGAACCTCGGCTGCAACTACGCCTGCAAGCACTGCTACCTCGGGCTCAAGGTGAACTCGGGCATGCCGCTTGAAGAGAAGCTCGAGTGCCTGGAGGTCATGGCCGAGGCCGGGGTGCTGTGGCTCCAGATCACCGGCGGTGAGCCGACCATCGACAAGGACTTCATGCGGTCGTACCGCCGGGCGTTCGAGCTGGGCATGATGATCACGGTCTCCACCAACGGATCGCTCCTGTGGCGCGAGAACCTGCTCCACCTCTTCGATGAGTGCCCGCCCTACCGCGTCACGGTCTCCATGTACGGGGCGACGAAGGCCAGTTACGACGAGCTGACGCAGCGGGACGGCGCCTGGGACCTGTTCGTCCAAGGAATGAACGCCGCCCGCCGGGCTCGGCTGCCGCTGCGCATGAGCATCATCGTCACCGAGGACAACGCGCCGGAAGAACAGGCGATGATCGACCTCTGTGAGCGGTGGGGCGTGGAGTACAACGTCTTCACCAACATGACCCCCACCATCTACGGGGGCGGTGAGGTCCTCACCGCGCAGTCCAAGGACCACTTGCGGATGCGGAAGCCGTTCACCGGCTGTAACGCCGGCCACACCTTCTTCCACACCGACCCGCACGGGCAGGTGTCCATCTGCAAGATCGGCCGCGACGACCCGATCAGCCTCCCCCGCGAGGGGATCCAGGGCCTCGCCCGGCTGGGTGCGATCGCGGACCGCCTCATGCTTCGCACCGGAGGCTGCTCAGGTTGCCAGCTCTCCGGTTCCTGCACCGTGTGCAGGCCCCTGGCCAAGCACTACCAGGAGGCGAAGGCACCACTCGCAAGTTACTGCCAGCACGGACAGAAGAAAGCAGGCTGAAATGACCGCTGTAGCAGTCGAGATCTCCCCGAGGCGCCCGCTGCCCGACGACGGGCCCACCCAGAGCGGAGGCCTGCCGTACTTCACGCGGCCCGTCCTCGCCGCAGCCCCGCCGGTCACCGAGATCACCGTCATCACCGACATGGACGAGGTCATGGACAGCGTGAAGTGCTCGTGCAACGCGGGCGACGACAACCCCCACTGACCTGATCCGAGATGCGTCTGACCCGGTCCTGAATGCGCAGGCCCCGGCGTGTTGGCGCCGGGGCCTGCGGCAGGTGCGCGGCATGGGTAGCGTGCGACCATGCGCTTTCACAGGGGTTGGATCGAGCCCGTGATGCCCGTGCCGTACGTGCCGACTCTCGGCCCTGTCCGTCGAGAGGACCCGCTCCCCGGCCTGTTCGAGGCAGTCGTGGAGGTCGCCGGAACCGGCCGTTTCCTTCCGTACGACAAAGACCGCCGCTGGTCCGACACCAAGGCCGAGCACGTCCTGGTCGACGCCATCGAGCATGACCACCGCCAGACCCTCGTGCCCACGCTGGTCGAGCGCGGCGCAGGCGTCGTGAAAGTCCACGTGTACGGGGCTGCCCCGGACGGCCTGTCCGCCGGCGCCGACCTGGCTCGGAAACTCGCTTCTGTCCACGGTGCCGCCAAGGCCCGGGTCGTCTGGTTCCTCGGCCCCGACCAGCCCGAGGCGTACGCCCAGGGTGTCGGAACCCGCGTTCAGCTCAAGGACTTCAATGACGGACCTGGACAGGCTCCGGGCGTGCCGGTCCACGAGGACAAGCAGATTCCCGAGGAGGCCGGTTTCGGTGCCTTCGCCGAGCAGATGGCGGCTGACGGGTTCGCGTTCCTGCACGAGCAGATGCGCGCCGGGACCGTCGGTCCTGTCCTCACGGTCCTGCACGACGGCCGCGTGGCCGGCGCCATCGGCCCGATGGAAACCATGGCCGACGCCAGCGGAGCCGCTCGCCTGCTGCCCCAGTACTTCGGCGTGCTGTCGCAGTTCCGCGGCTGCGGCTACGGGCGGGCCCTGTGGCGCGCGGCGATGCGCTGGGGGCACCAGCACAGCGCCGCTTACCAGCTGCTCCAGACCGAGGTAGGAGGCGCCTCTGACCGCCTGTGCGCGGCCGAGGGGCTGACGTCGCTGGGGTTCGTCAACCAGAGGGATGCGTGACGCCAGCTGACTGGGGTCGCGTGAAGACCATTACTCAAGGAAGAGAAGCAGATGAACCGGGTTGCGGTGCTCTCGGCAGGCTCATGGGGCACGACGTTCGCGCAGGTGCTCGCGGACGCCAGCAACGACGTCGTCCTCCACGCTCGCAGGCGCGAGATCGTCGACGCGATCAACACCCGCCACGAGAACCCCGCCTACCTGCCGGGCATCGTTCTGCCGGCCTCCTTGTGGGCCACTGACGACGTCTCCGAGGCTCTGGAAGGCGCCGACTATGTGGTGGTGTCGATCCCGGCGCAGACCCTGCGGGCCAACCTCACCGCCTGGGCGCCGCTGATCGGGGGGCGCACGGTCGTCGTAAGCCTGATGAAGGGCATCGAGACCCACAGCGGGCTGCGGATGACCGAGGTCATCACCGAGGTGACGGGCGTGCCCAGCGAGCGGGTCGCGGTGGTTTCCGGCCCGAACCTCGCCCGGGAGATCGCTGCCCGTCAGCCCGCCGCGTCAGTGATTGCCTGCCGCGACGAGACCACGGCCAAGGCGCTACAAGAGGCGTGCCTGACCCCGTACTTCCGCCCGTACACCAACACGGACGTGGTCGGCTGCGAACTCGGCGGCGCGTTGAAGAACGTCATCGCGCTCGCCGTCGGGCTCGCCGCCGGCATGGGCCTGGGCGACAACGCCCGCGCCCTGTTGATCACCCGTGGCCTGGCGGAGACCGCCCGTCTCGGCACGGTTCTGGGCGCCGACCCGCTCAGCTTCTCGGGCCTGGCCGGTGTGGGCGACCTCATCGCCACGTGTATGTCGCCGCTGTCCCGCAACCGCACTTTCGGTGAGCACCTCGGCCGGGGCATGACCGTGGACGAGGCAGCCGCGGCCACCAGCCAGACCGCCGAGGGCGTCAAGTCGTCCCAGTCCATCTTGGAACTCGCTCGACGGCACGGGGTGGACATGCCCATCATTGAAGTCGTCGTGGACGTCATCCGGGGCGCGGCCACCGTTGCCGAGGCGGCCAGCATGCTCATGAACAGGTCCCCCAAGTCCGAGCTCTACGGGATGTGCTGAGGGGCGCTCCATACTCAACTGCGCCTGAAAGGTGCAGACTTATGGTGACTTGTTCGTCCGGCCGGACGGATCATCTAGTCCGCGTGCACTAGTTCATCACGGTGATGTACAACCCTGTCTATATGTACAGACGATCGTCGTAGATTGGAACATTCCGCTTGGGGTGGAGCGGAGTGGTCGAGGCACAATGAACATGCCGAAATCGGCCATGGTCGTTTTGTGTCGGTGCTCCCCCTCGTGCGATTCGCGGGAGGGGTGGGGCGGTTCCTGTCCTTACTCCGCAAAGTCGGGCGTGGAGCCGCAGGTGGGCCCGGCAGACCCACTGCCGGGCCCATCGTCTACCCGGAGACGTTGCCCGGCTGGATTGAATCAAGCTCCACCAGGGCTCCACCAGGGCTCCACCACGGCGCCGCCTCGGCGGTCGCCTCCAATGAGGCCGAGCTGATCGAGGGCGCGCAGGCGGACTCCCTCATGTACCTCATTGATGAGGCCAAGATCGTGCCCGATGGCACGTGGGACGCCATTGAAGGCGCGTTCTCGGGCGGCCGGGACGAGGGCCTGCCCGAGTCGTTCGCCCTGGCCATCTCGACGCCGGGCCCGCCCGCTGGCCGGTTCTACGAGGTCCACAAGCGCGCCCCGGGCCTCGAAGACTGGTACGTCCGGCACGTGACGCTGGAGGAGGCCATTGCCGCCGGCCGCTGCTCGTCCCAGTGGGCCGAGCAGCGCGCCAAGCAGTGGGGCCGCGACTGGGCGATGTACGCCAACCGCGTCCTGGGCGAGTTCCACGCCAGCGACGAGGACAGCGCCATCCCGCTCGCCTGGGTGGATGTCGCGATCGAGCGGTGGCAGGAGTGGGACCAGGCCGGCCGCCGCGTCCTTGGCGCCGACGTCGCCCGCGCGGGCGGCGACTCCACCGTGCTGGCGCACCGTCTGGGCCTGGTCATCGCCGAGCTGGAGATCCACGACCGGGAGGACACCATGCAGACCACCGCCCGTGTCCAGGCCGCCCTGGGCGAGGCGCCAGGCGGCGCCGTCGCCGTGGTTGACTCGGTCGGCGTTGGCGCTGGCGTCATCGACCGCTCCCGGGAGCTACGCGTGCCCGTGCTCGCCTACACCGGCGCGGCCGGCACCAAGCTGCGCACCCGCGACGGGCAGTACGGGTTCACCAACACCCGCAGCGCCGCGTACTGGAGGTTGCGGGAGCTGCTCGACCCCGCGTTCGGCGCCCGGCTCGCCCTCCATGGGCCACACCTTGCGGCCCGAGGGAACCAGATTCAGGGGCGTCAGTTCGGTCCTGCCTCAGTATGCGGCCCGGTCGGCTACGGCAACTTGGGCTTCTGGTCCGGGCAGTACACCACCGCGGCGGCCGCCACGAGAGCCTCCGACTGTTTCGTGGAGAAGCCAAGCTTGGCGTACGCGACAGCGTCCTCGTACTGGCCCTCTTTGAGCTGCTCGCACAGTTGGGCGCCCTCGTCTCCAAGGGCGCTGGCGAGCCCGTCGGTGGACATGTCGCCGTAGTCGTCCGGGTCGGCGATGGAGACGGCGTCCGCATACTCCTTCTCCTTGGCACTTGGGCCGCTGCTGGAACAGCCGGCCAGGAAGAGCGCCGCGAGGACGGTGGCGGTCGCGGTGGTGAGGGTTCGTTTCATGCGGGCGATGGTGGTGTCCCGCACGCACCTATGCGGGAGTTGTGGCGGAGTTGTGATGAAACGTTCGAGGAAGCTGAGCCAGCACCGCCGGTAGCATCCGCAGCACGGCGCAGGCTGGGGAGCGTGTGCCCTGGGGGGTGTCATGGGGGTTCGCTTGTCGAGCGGGATCGGCCCGCTCAGAGTGTCCGTGCCCATTGGTGGCTCGGCCACCGGCTTCTTCGCCTTGAGCATCAAGGCGATCGTCGGCATGTTCGCGTTGATGTACTGGATGCTGTTCGCCGGCTACTGGATCCTGCGGGCGGTGTACTGGGAGCTGCCCAGAGCGGGCTATCGGTCGTGGCAGCGACGGCAGGCGGCTTCGCCGACTGGGCCCTGACCGCATGCCAGAGGCCCACCCTGGGCGTCGGGGCGGGCCTTGCATGTGCCGTCACCACGCCCCGCGTCTCAGCCGAGGTTGGCCGCCGCCGCCTTGTACTCGCCGGCCTGCTTCGGCGTCAGGTAGTGGGACACCCGCACAAGCGTCGCGCCCTGCACGTAGTCGTATTCCGACAGCGCTGGCATCGACTTGGTGACCGTCTGGATGTATTCGGCGCGGGCTTTGGCGTCCGAAGGGGTGGCGAAGAATTCGATGGCGCCGCCGCGGTCGACGTCTCCCTTGTCGGTGCCGCTCACGTCGTCGGCGGAGATCCGGCTGTCGGAGAAGGTGACTTTCGACGTGTACTGGCTGGGGCGGCCGAGAAGGTGGTTGGGGTCATTTTCGGCGGTGACGGTGCCGCTGAGCTTCGCCGAGGCGACGCTAGCGGAGATCTTGTCGAATGCGGTGCGCGCGGTCAGCGGCTTGCTCGCGGTGTCCTGCTTCGCAGCGGCCAGGCTCGCAGGCGTTCCGCTGGTGTCCGCCTTGGTGCTACTGCAGGCCGCAAGGGTGGTTATGAGGAGGGCAGCGGCCGCAATGGTGAGGTTTCGCTTCATTGCGCGATCATGGCGTCTGTGTGTTCATTATGGAACTTCTGTGTCCGAGTTGTGATGGAGCGTTCAGGGCGCTGACCTGGCGTTTGTGAGCCGACCGGACCGCGACACAGCAGAGGCCCACCCCGGGCTGAAGGCGGGCTCTACACAGTGCGAGTCACGCGCGTCTGCTATCCGGCGGGGGTGGGTCAGAAGTTCCCGTGGGCAGCTGTCAGCGGCGCGGTGTGCGCGGCCAGATCATGTAAGCGGCGAACGCGAGTGCGGCAGCCGTCCAGCCTGCGTTCGTGCCATCGAGGGCGTCGCCTCCGGTCGGGTCCATGGGCTCGACGGCCATGAGTAGGAACGGCGAGGCGAGGCTGGCAAGTATGCAGGCGGCGACTCGGCGGAAGGTGTGCATGGGTGCGGTTCGTCCTGTCGTATCGGGCGGTCAGGCGGTGGCGTTGCGGGCGGCGTTGGCCATGTCGGCGGCGGTCTGTGGGGTGCCTCCGCCGTTGACGAGGAGGTAGAAAGCCGCCTCGTCCGCCTCTGTGGCGCAGTCTTTCGTCTCGGCGACGAGCAGCGAACAGTACCGCTCCAT